CTAACTATCTCCATTTTTTAATATCAGGGTTTATATTTCCGCTCTAAATTCTTATCTCTCATATCAAGCATCTGTTACAGCATACATTGTAGAATTATCTTTAGTACCGATACTATCATATTTAGTTTTAGTACGTTTAACAACTCTTTGTAGATTATCGGAAGTGAGTATATCTTCTATAAAGGCAGCGCAGTCTTCATCATTGGGCATTAGTTTAAATCCCATACGCTTGGAAACAGGACCGTTATTAGTATAATAACTGATATTGCATTGCAAGTTATATTCTTCAGTTTCAGGGTTGTGAAAAGAGTAAATGCTACTAAGTTCAATACAATTATCTTTGCTATTATAACTGTGAAAATGATACTTGGTGTGGTTCGCTATAATATCCTGGATTATTTCTTTCAGATTATCAACCGAACCAAAGATGGTGTTTATAAGGTCTATTGCTTCCCTGTCTTTTTCGTTTTTATTGGTAACAAGATAAGTGCCCACAGAAACGTTAATAACCTTACCATAATTGATATTATCCGCATACTTCTTCGTTGCAGGCTGATAGTCCGAGGTTGGGGTGAAACTTTCACTGTTGGTTTTGGTGAGGACGTCGGATTTTTCAGGAACTTCCGCCCAATCCCCATTTTTACGACCGTATGCCTTTCCATCAGTTGGCGCTTCTTCTATGCCGCCTATCTTCCCCTGGCTTACCCATTCACCGTTCACCCACGCGTAGTAATCATAAGGGGCTTCCGTACCTACAGCCATGAACCCGTCAACTGCCGAACCGTCGGGAATGGCAGATTTCAAGGCTTCAAGGGTATCGTATTCACCAGCCACACGGAAAGAGCGTCCCGGTTCGCCTTTGCAATAAATATCCGTCTTGTCGAAACTTTCCGTATCCTTGTTATACACATAGACATAGTGGTCTTTGCCGATGTATGTCGGATTGTTGGCAACCTTTTCGGCATCTTGGGCGGCTGTATTAGCGGCGGTGGCTTTCTCTTCGGCATTGGATGCAGCGTTGTTTGCGGATTGGGTAGCCGCTTCTGCTCCTTCTTTAGCTGCGTTGGCATCGGATGCAGCTTGTGCCGCCAGTCCTGCTTTCTCATTGGCGGAATTTGCGGCTGTCTGTGCTGCTGTGGCGTTGCTTTCTGCTTTAGTAGCGGCTGCATTTGCTTTATCGGCAGCTTCCAAAGCGGGAGCGGCTAACAATTCAAGTGGGGCACGTACAATAATGTCCTCGCCATCTTTCTCTTGATATGCGGGCAGAGAACTTATGCCAGTAAGCGTTTCTGCATTAGGGACGTCACCAACACCTTGCGACTCTGTTTTAAGGCGGGCAACTATTTCTTGATAATCCTGTTCTGTCCAAGCCATAATTATTCCTGTTTATCGGTTGCTTCTTCCGGTTGATTGTTGATAGCACGATTGAGCGCGTCAATGAAGAAAGGTTTGCAAAAAGCATTTGCATGCTCTTGTATCAGGACCACTTCTTCATCACTATACTCTGTCTCTTCATTGGAGTTGTATATCTTCAAAGCGAGTGCATGCGATGCGATACCGTTACCGTTCCGGTATAATACATTCGCAAAATTCTCTCTACAGTCTATATTTTCACAATGCTTACGGGTAATGTCCGTAGCAATCAGTAATTGTTTAAAATTTATCTTTTTCATAACTTTTGCGTTTATTAATTTGCTGGATACGATTTGGTACGAATATTGTCTTTATAGAAGAGAAGGCCCGCTCTAGGCTCTAAATTGCAGAAATAATTATGTCCTCCCATATTTACCGATATTGACATGTTTCCACCCGATAAGCTTACGTCAGAAATTTCTTCGTCTCCATGATATGTATGTAACCTAATTTCGGGATAGTAATTATTCGAACCTCCCCATTCTTCAACCATAAAATTAATACTTCCCACTTCCTTACCGTTTTGATTATACATCCGAATAGAATTAGTATTTGGGTCTATTTCTATTTTTGTACCTGATGAAGCGGTTGACATTTTGCCAACAATGCTAACATTCCCATTTTCGTCTATCACCAAAGAGTTGTTAGGAGTTCTTACATTTTTAAACACCCCGCTGTTTGCATTTATCTCTCCTTCAAAATATCCACCAATAGCCTTTATTGTCCCGTCTGCCTGAATAGACACATTCCCGTTGGCGGATATATTTCCGGTAAAGTATATGTTTTTGGAAACCACGGAAATGTTATCAAGTGCCACATTGATTTCTGAACCTAATCCGTCTTTTTTGACATATAATTTAAGTTCATCGGTAACCCCATTGATGTCCAGCCCCAACTGCGTTACATCTTCCTCTATTTTTGTAACAGACAATTTGAGGTTTTCCGCTGTCTGCTCAATCTGTGAGAACCTTTGATTGTTGCTTTCCGAGAGTTCCTTTACTTCCAACCTGATACTTTCCGCAGTCTGCTCTATTTCGGAACTCAATTTTGTATATAAATCCTCGAATGCGTTTTCGGTCAATGCCAGCGAGTGTATGTATATATCCCCCGTAAACTTCAATTCAAAGTCGCCCGTTCCGTCCCATGTGCCGGAATACTCCTTCATTGCGTATTCCTCGCCCGGTTCAAGACGTTCGGTGAAATGCAGGTTCTGACCGGGAAATCCTATTGTCAGCGTTCCGGCTGTAGCTACCTTATACCGAAAAGAGATAAAGAACTTCTTCGGTTCTTCTCCTTCCTCATAGGTCGGCTTATTGGCTAAATCAGCATTTGACTGTTTAATTCCGGAAGAAAGGATACGAAGCACGTTTCTATCCCCGTCTCTGATAACGGCAGCCATGGCATCCTTGCGGGAATAGAACTTGTCGTTAACCAATAAGAACTTTCCGTTCACAGTAAAGAAACGAACATCGTTCTTTGTCTCCCAACCGTTCGTATTGCTTGCAAATGATGCGTTATACAGATAATTATCCTTTGCCTGCACCTCGTCAAGCACTTTGGAGATTTCAGAGTAAATCAAGTCTTCCAATATCTTGAACTGGGTCATAATATTTATCCCCGTTTTCAAGATAAAGTCTCCCATGAACTTGTTGCCTTGCGGACTGATAACCGTCACTTCCTTGCCTGCTAAAGAATAGGAATCTATTCCGGCATACTGATGGATACTCGGTGCATCATCGCCATACACGGACAAGGTGATTGCGTTCTGACGCTTCTTGTCTGTTCTGTTTCCGAGCTGTACAAGGCTATCGCCTTCCTGTGGTATGTCGCTGTTTGCATCACAGTCCGTCTTGCTAAGGTCTATGTAATCCTCACCAACGCCGACACATAAGCGCCAATAGTAACGGTTGGATACATTCTCGTAGACACCCGGCTTGATATTGAAGTCTTGAAAACGTACCTGGTCGCCTTCCTTGAACGGGTTCTCGATAGCCGTCTCCCCATCATCAACCAGCAGATAGCACCGCCAAAAATCCTCGTGTTCCTCAACCTTTCCGCATTTCATTCCGGCAGCGGTGAACATGTAGTTCCCGCCTGCATAAGAGAGTTTCTTTATCTCCAGTTCGGAGAACATCGCTTTGATACGCACAAAGAGTTCGTCCACTTCAATGTAGGATTTACCCGTCTTGCTGTCTACTTTAATAACAAAGCCTTCACCGAGAGCACCGGAAGAAAAGTTCATGGACTGGATGTAGTCTGAAAACAATCCACCTAAGAACTTTATTAAAAATCCAGCTTCGTCCGGTCTGTCTTTTCTTATAAAGAACTTGGATAAAGCCTCTATATCAAGAGCCTTAAAGTAGACAATTCGGTCGGCGGAAGTCCTGATGAACAGTGCTGGGTCGGCATCTGCGACGCATATATATATTTCCCCGAGATTCAGACCTTGTAAATGCTCTTCATCACTCGGAGATAAAGCAGGGGGAGCTGCCTGATTGTTTTCATTAAGAGCATCACCAAACCATAATATTTTACTAAGCCTTTTTTTCATACCTCAACCTTATCAACATTAGTAAATGCAGCTTTTTCTGCGCTGAATTGCAACATCTCTCCATCTTTGGCGTGGTCTATCAGGAATGCAGGGAAAGAGGCGGAAGAACCAGCTTCAGGAGAGCCGCCAATACCTGCAATATCGTTATTCTGCAATTCAAGAGCCATATTTATATGGAACAGCTGGCTATCTTCAATAACTTGCGTCATTTCCGGAACAGAACTTTCCGAACGGACATATCTTGTCCCGTCAATTTCCACCATAGAAAGGCATAAAATACGGTTTATGTGTTTTGCAAACCAATAAGGGACGCCGCTTGAATTTCCTATCGTAAGATTATACACATCATAAGGTACTGCGTATAATTCTTCTATCTCTTGCATTTGGTTGCGATATTGCTCATTATCTATTCGAGGGGAATATCCTCCAGGTTTAAATCCTGCTTCCACACGAAAATTAAATACTTGCTGAATATCATCTACCCAAAATATGTTATCAAAAGCGGAGTTATTGCTTTTATGGGAATAACGGATAAGTACAGTTTCCTCTAACAAGTCGTCAGAGGAGCATACAATAAAAGGTTCTGATGTATATTCGTTGATTGTAACCGTATATACGGCATCCTCCAAGTCTCGAAGAATGGCGTAATACATCACTACATTGTCATTATGATTATATGTGGAAAGTGATATTGGTGTAGAATTTCCTGCGGCAAGATTGTTCAGGCTCGCTGAAACTTCCTCAGAAGCATTAGTGAATACCTGTATATGGATTTTATCAGAAGCGTGGAACTTCTGAATATAGTCCATATCAAGCCCAAACTTATCTTTTACAGGTGAGAAAAAAAGAGGGCAAACATCACCAACTTTTACCATGTCCTTTCGTCCTTTTATAGTGACGTGCAACTTCACACATCATGCGCAAATATACATACTATTTAGACCAATTCCAAATAATACCTTATAAAATAACGAGTGCCTGATAGACTTATATGGAATCTCCTCATCTATTAATCCACACTCTTGACTATCAAATAATATTTTACCGCTTCCGGTCGTCCATAATTATAGCTTGCACTTTTTACGTAGCCTTTATAAATATGTCCGTTCTTTTCCACCCGAATGTAACCCGTCAAGTCTGACGGTATTTCCAAATCTCCGGTCTTGACGGAAAGTTCTCCTACCGTGAACAGTTTGTTTCCCAATACAATACTCGACCTTTCGCTAACTCCATTGATTGTCACATCACTGTTACCGTCAGATGATGTAAACTCCAACGCGTTGGCAAAAGCACCTATATACCTTGCGTTTGCTTCAATCATAAACCTTTGGGAATACATGGCATTGAACATGGTAGAAGGAGATATGACACCGGATATTATATATCCATCCCTTACAAGCTTGTATTTTTCTCCGTCAAGTGATGCTCCAACAAAGAATATATCATTATCACTGTCGCTGTCAGTCGTATCTTCACCTCTTTTTTCCGCAAGAAATTCCATACCATAAGCATCGGCTCTATATGGGCTAACTAATTCCAATACGTTATCTGTCAATGTAATGCCGGTGGTGTATTCATTGGTAAAGCGGAATTCATCGCGACCATTTACACTGTCGTAATCCTGTTTGTCATACCCGACTTTTACCCCCGAATAAACCAGTCCGGCATTCACATTGTATTCCAAATCGGAAGTGCTGTCCTGCAAGTCCTTTATTTCTGTATCTTGGAATAAAGTATCACGATGAACAAATGTCACCTTCTCGTCACCGATTACAGGGACAAACCCAAATTCCGCGCTCATCCAATTGGCGAATTTGGTATAAGATGTATATATTTTGGCATTGGGAAGTCCTCGTATGCTTTCTGCCGGAACTATCATCGCCATGTCTAAACGCTCATCTACTCCGGTGGCGATTTCACCCGTTACATTGTTCTTATCAGTTATAGACCTCAGTAAACGGTTAAGCAATACTTTAGGACTGATACAATCTATTTTTACAGATTTTCCACGCTCGGAAAAACTTATATTTAACGGTGTGTCAAGACTGTTGAATTTAAAATTAACGGGAAATTTTTGATATATAGGGTCAGATTTTGCAAGTGCTATATTGAAATTAATCATCTCACCTGGAGATATTGTCAAATTCTCATCAATATCGACAGTGTATGTATTAAATGTTTGAATTGTAGCAGATTGATAATATATTTTAAGTTCTTTACTATTTTCATTATAAGAGGAAAGCCGTATATATATCGGGAAGGATACGCCTGGTCTCTGATACGTAATGAATACACTGAATTTTACTTTTATCCGTATGGTCAAATCCCTGTCAGATATATTTTTGAACAGATATTCTCCGAATAGACTTTCCGTACTTTCAAATCGGTTTTCAGCCGTATCAAAAACCTCTACAATGTCCTTTGTCGCAATTTCCGGTTGTCCTAACATATAAAAAGGAATAGTATAATAAGCATTAGGATAAGCAGTCATTACATGGGAAACATTAGGCTCCTCTGCGTCACTTGGTATAGACCATTTTATATCACTGTTCATTAACAATCTGTCATAATCCAAAGGTTGGGACTCCTTTATTTCTTTTACCGGGTATTCATACTGCGTGCCTTTCTTTGCCTTAATCAAGCTTGCGAGACTGTTGTCGACGGCATTTATTTCGCACGTCGTATCATTGTAGGAAAATGTAGAGTAGTCCAAAGCGCATCTGAACTTTTCATTTAACAGCCATGAGTTATTCCTGGTATAAAACACGAGTGTTGCAGATGAGTTCAGGTAATTCGACAAATATTCTTTCAGCAATAGCGAATAAGCGCCGTTGGCAAACTCAAATTTTGTGGAAAAACTACGAACAACTCCGTCATAATCCCCTCTCTTGAAAGACATCTCTACATCGTCCCAATTAACAAGCTCATTTGTGGCGTCATATGTCATTCCGCCTATCAACAGTTCACATCTGTAATACATATCTATTTCTTTTTTGAAGTTGAACGTATCATAGCATCTATGTCATCACACATACGTTTGACCATATAGGCATATTCTTTGGCGGAGAACGTGTTTTCATCAATGTGCATTTTTACATGAGACATTAAAGAAACGCGTTCTTTGGTAAAATATTCCCTATCCATTTTTATTTTCCCTATATCAGGAGATGTTTCCTGCAATTTTGCAAGGCGGTAGTTGTCAGAAGCGGAAACGCTGCTTATCCGGTTCTTTATCTTATCATGTTCGTCCTCTCTGAATTTATAACCCAAAGCAGACATGACTTCTACAGCATCACTCCAGTTTCCAGAAGAAATGAGTTCCTGACATATGGCAAGGCAATTTAATCGGATTTGAATTTTCAGCACTTCATTTTTCCGGTTTATTTGAGCGGAAACAGACTTTCCCCCTATTATTGATAAGTATTCATTGCATAGCTTCTCGGCCGCCAAAGCCTTTTCTCTGATACTATATCTTCCGCCTTGAACAACCTTATCAATATCCCCCAGGAATATGTTTATAAAGCGGGAAAGGCATATTTTGTTTAAGTCATTATATATCATATCTTATACTCTGCTTGAAATCCAATTGTAATCCGCAATATGGTTGGCTTTCTTCATAATCCGACCAATGTTCTGCAATTGTTTGGTATTGCTTTCCATCTTTCTTTCAAGTCGGCTGTAATCGTTGTTTACATTAACAACAATCCCCTCTTCTCTCATATTCTTTAGCTTTTGTTCCAATAAACCATAATCCGATGTAAGTCCTCTACGGTCATAGATATATGACAAATCAGGGATTACCTGCGCATGCGCCGGAAGGTCTACCAATGTCGGCTTATCAGGAGTGATAAAAAGCCCGTTATTAGTTACGATACCCTCTTTCTTGCCGCCATCACCTACTATTGCCAAACCGCCGGGATGGTCTTTTGTTCCTTTGGCGTATTTGGGAATGGGTTGGGCTGCTATTAGGGCTACTTGTGCGGCTCCCATAGCACCGACTAATGCAGCAAGAACAAGGTTGGGCAACGCTTCTGTTATAGCTAAAGCGGTAAATATTCCTGCCTGAATAATGGAGTTTGCCTTATTCCATTTAGCCTGCTTCTCTTGTAATGCAGCTTTTTTCTTTTCAAGCTCTGCATTTTTGGCGGCTGTCTTATCTTCGGCTGCACGTTTGCGAGCTTCTGCCTCTTCGGTAGAAATTGCACCATTTTCTTCAAGGGCTTCTATACGTTCTATTTCTTTATCGTATGCTTCATCGTTGGCTTCTTGTTCTTTTTCAATATTTTCTATCTGGGCGTCATATATATCTGTCATTAACGAGGTGATGCCTGATACTATCTTTCCTACGGCTTGCGCCATGTTTTCAAAACTTAACTTTCCATCCTCTGCTACGTCAACCATTATATCAGATAACCCCTCGAATATTCCTGCCGTTTCACCAAGCGCATCCCTTGCGGCGGAGTTCATCCCTGACAAACCCTCTTTAAACTTGCCTATCCATTCTTCCCGTTTCTTGGTAGCATCATCATAATTTATTCCGTTTATCTGTGCTTGAAGGTTGGCTAACCTGTCTTCCAACTCTTGATACTTTTCACTATTTGGGTCAAGAAGGGACATTTCAGCCTCCGCCTCTTTCATAAGTGTTTCAAGACGCGCCTTAGCATACTTAACCCCAATATCATATAATTTCTTTTCGTAATCCTCTTTGCTGATTTCGCCATTTGCATATTGTTTTTTTATGATATTAGCTTCTTTCAAAGCGGATGTTTCCTGCTCGTTTACCACCTTATCAGTATTTGCCTCAATCAACCCAATTCTTTCTTGGAGGTTTCGCATTATGAGAGAATTTTCCCGTTGCATGTACTTCATGCGTATCGCCACAACATCCTCTCCATTCTTTTCAGCGTCCTTTATTTCCGCATCACGCATCATATTATTGAGTTGTATTTGGAGATTAAGCCTTTTGTCTAATTCTTCATTCGAGTTTTCCCCAATGGAAGCCAATCTGTTTTCAAGATTTGTTTTTTCTATTTCAAGCAGTTCCTTATCGTATTTATCGTTTATTTCCGCAATGGCTTTTCCTTTCAGCGTTTCAAGATTTTTCCGAAGCTCTATTTCTTCGTCTGTCCTACCCTTTATCTCTTTAATCCTATCATCGTATTCCTTACTGATTTCAGCTATTTCTCTTTCTCTACCGTCAGCTATCAATTCTATTTTAGATTTGGATAAATCCTCTGTTATCTTCTTGATATATTCAGCGTATTCTTCCATTTTCTTTTTTTCATCGTCATAAGCTTTATTATTTTTACCTGGGTCATTAACCAATGCTTTTACATCTACTAATTTTCCCAAATCATTCATTTGGTTCTTATACTGAATACCTTGCTCTTTTAAGGCTTTCAAAGTTGCTTCTTCCGCTTCAAGTTTCTTTTTTGCATCTATACCTGCTTCTGTTCTCGATAATCCCGTATCTACAAACTTTTGATATTCTGCACGTGCTTTTTCGACAGTATAAACTTGATTAAGCCGTTTAAACTCGGTTTCCTCGTAATTTGTTGCGGCTTTTGTCACTTCATTCATTACCCGTTTAGCTTTGGCAGTAGCGATAATCTGTGCTGTTAATAATCTATATGCGTCTTTTGCATTCCCCGTCATTATTTGTTCTTTTGTATAATTATCAAATAATTTAGGGAAAGTACTTTTTAATTCATTTGCGGCTACGATACGCTCTTCCATAGCTTTTTTATTGTCGGTAGCAGCCTTATATAATAGTTCTAATTTGATACGTTCTTCTATTGTATCACGAATAGCTCCTTTTTGAGCTATCCTTAATTTGTCTTGAACGGAAATTGTTTCATCCAATGCCTTCTTTCCTCTAAACAAACTCGCAACCCAATCTGATATTTCATTTCTATAAGCCGTCAAAATTGTAATACCGACAACTACTGCTGTTTGCCAAGAAAATACAGCCCCCATTAATTGTTTCCAAACAGAAACCGTTTTTTGCCCTTCCATTCTTAGCCTTTGGACTTCATCAGACGTTCTTTTTATTTCATCTATCAACATGGGCAAGTTGTTAGATATAGCGATAATAAACATATTAAGTCCTAATGCCGCATTAGGAAGTTCACGGGCTATTTGTTGAACTTGCATCTGCAAACCATTCCAAGAGGACGCATAATTACCTACATTCCTTTGATAATTCCCAAATTGAGAGTCAATTTCTTTCAACTTATTATTCAAAGCATTGGCTTGCGCTATCAAATTCTTCCCGACACTACTTTCCCGGTCAGCTTCACTCAACGCCTTATACCTTTTCTGCAATTCAAGCATGGCGGCATTCATTTCATAATAGCTGCCGGAAGCTGAAATAATTGCCGTGGAATGATTTTTTATCAAAGCCGAATATTGCTGATTTTGCGCCATCAGTTCCGTATGCCTTTGTTTTAATAGCGAAGACTGCCTTATATATTCAGACAAAGTAATTTCTCCGTCTTTATAAGATTTTGCAAGAGATTTAATATCCGCATCAATCTTTTTCATAGCCTCTTTATTGGCTATGGTATCAGCCGTCAACTTAGTAACTTCGCCATCATATGCCTGTACGGTGTCGATTATGGCGGCATAGTTCATATTTGCCGCCTGCAATTGAGTGGATGCCTGGCTTATTATATTACTTGCTGTTTGGGTACTTTTAGCCGCATTATCCTGTGCCGAAGACACCTGGTTGGATACGGAAGATAATCCGGCAAGCATATCACTTGCATTCTTGATATTTTTGGCGGACTGTTCAAACAGAAGGTTTAACTTTTGCAAAGATGACATTGAATTTAGTTGCTGGGATACTTGACGTAGCACGGTAAGTTGTTTTGCCTGAATAGATGCCATATTTTCTTGCGTCTTATTCAATTTCTCCAACAGCGAGGTATAATTACGTGCTTTTTGGGAAAGTTCATCAAATGTTTTGGGATTAGTTTTTACTCCTTGCGCCAACTCCTTAGCAAGCTCCACATAAGACCCTTTTGTACTATCAAATTCAAGACGGAGTTCCTTTAATTGTTGTACGGCTTTTTTGTCGACTAAATCGGTAATTATAAATTCGTTTGCCATAAGTCCTAATATTGGGTGCCATGCAACATCACATGGTGATACAAAGATATTGAATTATTTAGAATTTTCTAAATAAGAAAGGCAAAAATGAAAATCAGAAAAGGGAAGAGAAAAAGAAAAAGCCAGACATTACATCTGGCTTTATTATTTGGAAATAATCTTAAGAATACAATTAGTATATCACTGCATTTCCACTGATTATATATACCGGTAAATTAGACCTACCCTTTTCTATTTTTTCAATACTAAACGAAATAATCCCATTTGCGCCCATCTCTTTGGCTTTATTAACTGCGGATGAAATCATTCTTTCATAAGTAGGGACATAATATTTTCCAATAGATATGCTTCTTTTTTCATGCACATAGTTTCTATCTTCTTTTTTTACTTTATTTCCTGAATGAAACTCCAAATATATTGGACCTACGGGAGTAAAATCCTTATTCCCAATTTCAGTAGGATTAATTACAAAGTTAGGGTCTTTGACATATTCTCTATAATCAAGGGAATATCCTATTTCATAATAAGTGCTCTTACATGATGTTACTGATAGCAAAATCAGAAACAAAAATAATAGTTTTTTCATAAGCCTTTAAATGTTATCAGATTTTTTTATGTTACATAAAAGATATTTGTTTTAAGTTTTGTTTGCAAAGTAATTCCTAATAAATCATTTTGACAATATTTTTAACGGAAATCTTTGTAATTTAGACTGGTTATAAATAGCTTATCACTTCTTTTTCCCATGCTTTCTCATATTTATAATATCGTGGCAATATTATCATAATCGGTATAACAAACGATATGCCACAAAACAAGAAAAGCGGAGAAACTCCGCTTAACTTAATGATTACTTAACATTAAAAATTACTGTTTATAACTTCCATAAGCAGAAAAATAATGACCATCACATTCAAACTCCCACTTAAATCCTGGCTCATAAACATGTGATAATCTAAACTGTAAAATTCTTGTTTCTCCAGAAGATAAATATCCTAATTTCACCTCATCAGTAATCTCAATAGGAACACTACCGCTTCCAGTAGAAAAAACTTGAAACTTCGTAAGTTTTATAGTCTTTGAGCTATTGTTCTTTATGGCACATGACATAACGCCCGTATAATATCCCGAATTAATAATCAAAGAAGACGTAGGGAAATAAACATCCATCATACTTCCTAATGACACAATATAAACAGTACAGTTTGCCACATGTCCGCCATCTTCTGACGTTGCCGTAACTTGTACTCTTCCTGATGTATTCCCTAAAACCACTCCATTTTCATCAACCGGAGCAATCACAGGGTCGGATGAAGTCCATATCACATTCTTATTAGTTGCGTTTTCTGGTGTAAACACAACATTTAGCTGTTTTTGTCCTCCAACTTCAATTTTATATGTAAGGTTATCAAAACTTATAGATTCCAATAAAATGGGTTCTACTGTCAGCTCACAAGTAGCCTCTAACCCTGTATTTCCCAAAATAGCCTTAACTATACATTTTCCAGGAGACATGGCAGATATACTGTTGTCTTCATTAATCTTTGCAATATTTACGTCAGAAATCTCCCATGCTATGTTTTCTTTTGTTGCATATGCAGGAGTGATTATTGATTCTATAGTAAAAACATCTCCCACCCTTACATTTTTTTCATTTTCTTTCAAGGAAAAACCTTGTGCTACAACAGGATTAACCTTCACTTTGCATGTTGAAGTTATAGAAGATTCAAACCCTGCACGTGCTGTAATTGTAGCTTCTCCTGCCTTTAGTGCTGTTACAATAACCGAATTGTCTTTACCCGATTCTAAACTTGCAATTTCCGAATTATCTATTTCCCAAAAGACCAGTTTCTTCGTAGCATCCTGAGGTTCAATAGAAGCATCCAAAATCAAACTTTGTTCTCCATTAAACACAATCTCTTTCTTATCTATAGATATGCCAGTAGCTTCTATAGGCTCAACCGTCACATTACACACAGCCTTTATTACTGCATTATCAATATATAACAAATCCGTTATATCATCATCTCCAATCCAGGCATTTACTGTAAAGTTCCCTGGCTTCAAAGCTGTTAGTTTCCCGTGTGAATCTATTTTTGCCAAATGATTGTTTGCATTTACAGGATATATCCCCCAATTAATTTTAGGCAACTTCGCTTTAGAAGGAGAGCCTTTTACCGTAAATTGATAAGTTTCTCCGGGCTTCAAAGTCATATCCGACTTGTCTAAAAGTATAGATGTTACCATATCATCTTCATTCTCACAGGAGGATATAAGAACACAAAATAGAGAAAGTAGAAAAAATATTTTATTACTCATAAAGCATGTATTTAGTTAATTAATGTGTGGCAAAGTTAACAACTTTGTATTGGAGAACAATATATTATATACAGTTTTTTCACCTTTTTTGTTATATGTTATAAAGCATGTTTGGATATTACTATGCTCCCCTTTTGGATATAACTTAGAAAATAAACGAAATTAATTGATTTTCTTATAAGGAGTTTGCTACTTCAAGGATTATGTATATCTTTGTGGTGCCAAACAATAGTAAAGTATTCTTTCTCCGTAGAGCACGGTTATCGCTCACTATATTTAGTTGGGCTTTTTTTATGCCCAACTGCCTGTATAAAAAATACACGGCTGTCTTTCCTGCGTAATATTTCCTCTTCGGAGAAAATCTTACTATTGTTTGGCGACACGGGAAATGACAGCCGTTTGTCTGTCTATAATTACAACGCCAAACAATAGTAAGTATGGAAAACTTAATTCCAAATCAGAAAGGTATGACCTCTCTTGAAATTGCAGAGGTTACGAGTAAACAACATGCCCATGTAATGCGCGACATTCGCAGCCTATTATCGCAAGGTGTATCCGCATCCAATTTTGGATTGGGGTCATACACAGACGCTAACGGTCAAAAAAGACCTCTTTTTAATCTCACCCCTAAAGGCTGTCTTATTCTTGCATCAGGTTATGATGCGGTTCTGCGTGAAAGAATAATCAACCGTTTAGAATACCTCGAAAATGAGAAAAAAGTTATCAAGACTCCACAAACTTATCTTGAGGCATTGGAAGCGTTAGTAGCTTCTGAAAAGGAAAAGGAACAACTCCGTATTGAAACAGAGCAGCAACAAAAGCAAATCGAGCAGAAAGATGCAAAGATTACCAAACTCCAGCCTAAAGCCGACTTCGCAGAAGCCGCTTTCAAAGCAGAGGGCAAAGTAGACATAGGTCAAGCCGCAAAGATACTCAATCTCGGTTTTGGGAGGAACACCCTTTTCGGGAAGCTAAGGGATGCGGGCATATTCTTCAAAGACCGAAACGAACCGAAACAAAAGTATATTGACGCAGGCTACTTTGAAATGACGCTGTTGCCGCCAATACGCAGAGACAACCACCCTGACATATTATGCCAAAAGGTGTTTTGCAAACCAAAAGGTCTTGCCTACATCAACCATCCATTTGGCGGAAAGCCTTCTGATGGGAAAATTGCAAAAATCAAATAGCATTGAAGCATAAACATTTACAGGTACGGAGTAATGACGTACAGCTATAACTATACCCAAAAACATATTGCCACATAACCAAGCATAGATGCACGTTGAGGTTCGACCAGCGAAATCACGTTATGATACCCCGCCAGCAATACGGCTGGCGGGCAGATGGCAGAAATAACGACTAAAACAAATATTCATCTATTATGGAAATCAGCACAGCAATGATGCAACACATCCTCCGATTGACGGAAGGATATACGGATTTATTGAACGAACTTAAGGAAGTCAAGGCGGAACTTGCAGAACTCAAAGGAGAAAAGCCCAAGAAGCCGACAATTCATGAAACCAAATACCCACACATGAGTATAATAACCAGGAAATGATTGTATAAGGCGGGATAACTCCCGCCTTTGTTCTGTTTTTAATATTTTTCAATTTAAAGGCAGAAAAATTACGGGGGTTATACAAAAAACAGTGTTCTTTTTTTAATATCAGAACCAAACATATTCAATCAGTTTCCCGTTGAACATTTCGCCTCTCGGGCAAAAATTGAAAACCCCGTCTTTCTCATAAAGGATATATACTTTCCCCTCCATCTTTGCGGCTTTTCTTGCAAGCGAACGCATCTTAGCTATATCTGCCATTCTCTTTTTGTTTTCACACGCACATCCCATTATAAACCGAATTTTCTAAAATAATCCGCAATGCCTTGCTTTATATGCCTTTCCATGAATGCCTTTCTCGCATAAGAACCGACCTTGTAAATCGCCTGTCCGTATTTCTTTTCTATATCACCGCTAAAGCTTATCCCCACACTTTCAATCCTTAGCCCCTTATCTATCGGTACGGCTGTAATAGAATCGTGAAATTCACCCGTAATTATCAGGTTTGGCGTCCCTTTTGAACTTACAGGAGCGTTTATCAGCGAAGAATACATAAGCGGGGCTACCCTTTGCTTGAAAGCAGCATAGCCTTTGGCGTTCTTATACCAATACCCCGCTTCTTTGGTATTGAAATACGGGTCATTAAGGTAAGTAGGGCGTAACGGTTTGTCATTTCCGTTAATACCTGACCATAGTTGTTCTACAATATATTGGGAAACTTCTTCTCTGTTTTTTACCATAATATCCCGTATCATCGGTTCAAATCCGGTAGCAAACCGTCTGAAATTTTCTTCTGCTTCAATAATGTTAGCCATAGTCAAGACAATTTAGGGGCGAATGAACGCCCCTAATTAAACGATACCACCATCATAATATACAATCATCTTTTTTCTGTCTTGCCGCACCGGAAGATGCTATATCATCGTAGATGGACGAAAGGGTTTTCTCCCTTTCTTCGGGCGGTCGGTCAAGAAAAAACACATTCTTATGTGTGTTTATGAAGTCCCTCTTCTTCATATTTCTCACCCTCTCCTCATTGAATGTTACACCTTCTACTATCATGTCCAAGCCTCAATACCCGTAATTCCAGCTTCTTGCAATACAGAGGGAGGTGCAAGGGTAACGGAGTCCTCGCCAACGGTAGTAATGACCCCGTTAGCATAAGAAGCACTTGTCGCCCCGTCCAACACTTTTTCTGCATTCTTTGCCAGTAATTCACCGTAATACTCCGTAATATCCAAATTTCCGAAGTGCTCAATCAATTTATACTTGTTTGATTCCGTTGATACCAAATCAACATATACCAATCCATTCAATGCGTCAACGACATCAAAATCATAAGCTCTCACATCCGCGTTCTTAATATACTTTTCGTAATCCTTGAACATGGTTGCGATAGTCAAGTTGGCTTCTGTGCCAGAAGAATCCCAGTCCTGACCGCCCGGATAAACGCCGGACAGTGGAATGCCCGCCAAATCTTTCGTACCGTCATTCATTCCGTAAATGACGTTGTTCTCATCTACAAAATAAGCATCAAATGCCACATTCTTTGCCACCATGATGTTTGCTTTCAAGCTGGCATCGTAGTCCTGCAAAGTCCATACATCATTTTTAGCTGAATAGCTTGTGATTTTAGCAGGGCCGTATCCCGTAGCGGAAGTTTGTGCCTCTCCACCGGAAGGTGCATATTCCACAATCGTTTTGATAGGGAATATTCTTCCCGGACGGTCTGCATGGCAAGCCTTTTCAAAGGCTTCCGCTGTTTTCTCTGTAGGTATCTTATGACCGTGAATAGTCAGTATGATAGCTTTTATTTTACCGGGGTCAAGCACACACACGGAGATACCCGTATTAAAAGTTGCAACGCCCGGACACTTTCTATAATCTGTTGCCATAACATTTTACTTCTTTAATGGTTAAATTTACATTTTTCATCTCGATAGCATCAATAAAATCACTGAATGGTTTCCCGTCTTCTCCTATTACCCCAACCCTGCCATATCTGTAGTTTTCAATGTAGGAATGTGGAACCACATCATTGTAGCTACGGACAATGTTTATGTCTTTCTTGATTTCATCCAAGAAAAGATTGTATATAGGTCGCAATACCTGCTCAAAGGAAGTTTTTTGCCGGTCTTCATTCGAATACCCTTTCAAAGTGTTTACCATAATAATAAACTCCAGGCTAACCTCAGTCTCGGCAGAACTTCTATCTTCCGTGAACGGAGAATAAAGACATATTATAGGAAACTTCAATTTACTTGTCTTGGGACTTTTACCCCATAAAGTTAATTGATTGCTTATGTAGGCCCAGTCTCCGAATAAAAACGACACATTGCTTCCGTATCTTTTCGATACCTTTTTTACAATGTCCGCAAATATATCATTTACCGGCTTCATATTCCCATACAGTTTATTTTACGCAACATACATGGATTGAAACATACACCAGCATATTCCTTTCCTTGCAAAAGTTTATAAACACGCTTGTTCATATTTACCATATCATTCCATGCCCTAATTTGCAAAACTTGTGGAGAAACAGCATCTCCATCGGCAGAGGTTACTGTTCCAACATTTGTTACGCTGTAATTACCGTCCGCTATATACTTGAAAAATATATAGCAAGCAATAGGGCTGTATTTTTCTGATAAAATAGCAAGCAGCCTATCCCATTTATCATCAACGCTATCTTCTTTTGAGTTAAGATAATCGGTAAAAGCCTTACACATATCCTCACCAAGTATACGAATCAAATATTCCTGTTCATATACGGAAATATATGATTCTATTTTGCCCAACTCCGCATCTCTTGTTATAGAGGGAGCGCCAGTGTCAGGATTTATCCCGACACTCAGCAACCCGGTGAAAGATTCGTAGTCAATTATCATACCGTATCTTTTTTCGCAGATTTACGTTTAGTGAACAACTCCTCGCAACCCAACGCTCTGGCATCATTAATCAGTTCGTTTGTCGCTTCAATTTTACCCTCGGCATAAAACTTGCTCGCAAGAGCCATTCCGACTGAAACTTCATCGCCTGTTTTATACTTCACACCATCCTTGACAAATGTTACGTTATAACGCTTAGTCAGGTTTATTCTATATTCTTTTCCCATAATTATTCTCCTTGAGTGATACCTTCTATTACAGTAGAGAATGTGTCCTTTACAAATGCGGTCTTATATTGCGACTTGATATAACACATCAGCCTCTTCTCTGCGATTACAGTCACGATATTCTTGCGGAAATCGTCATTCTCCCATCCTAAGGTAATAGACAATTCCCACAAGTCACGAATGTTCAAGTATGAGAAATCACCCATGATAAAATCTCCTTGTTTCACTGCTGTAGTAGTTTCTACACGCAATCCCTGAATCAATTCATCTCCATATCGGAATGGGCGGAGATATTGACCGTTAGCATCCTTAGCCAACTGCATGGACGCGTAATCCAATGGGTTCATCAGTACAAGGTTCGGACGATAAGCCATTTCGCTGGTGGATACAATTTGCGAATATGCAGCCACAAGAGCATCAAACATATTTGGCTTCTCAACATAGAAAGTAGAGAGAGAGAATGCCGGCATATCCGATGCAACGCCTTTTATTTCTCCACTAGAGCCATTGCCTGACAAAATTCCCTGCTCTTCTTTGATTCCAAGTTTATTTACCATTTCCGTTTCAACTTCATTGACGAAGTTGGGAAAATCCGACAGCGTTTCCTCTGTAAATTTAGCAGCAATAGCCACTTTGGCAGCGGTTATTGTTTTTTCTGTCAATGTCGCATCCATCAAAGGCTTTAGCCCACCTTCAGGAACCCATGCAGCATCTCCGTCCTTGCTTGTATATTCCGCATAAACCAAAGCCCTATTATTTGTGCTTGATACATTTGCATATTTTCTAATGACGGTTTGCGCTCTCGGATTAACTGATAAATTTGGGTCAACCTCAAGTCCGTAATGCGGAGCAAGGGCCCCGGAAGTAATAGTTGCAGCGTCTTTCTTTTCCAGCACAAGATTTAATCCCAACTTATTGCCGGGAGCCGACTGACAAGCCGATTTCAAATCAAGAGACATAACGCCCTTCTTGTCCGCGGCAATATACTCCTTGAGCTGTTCGTGTAGCTGCTCATAAACAGATTTAATCTTTACCTCCCCGTTTTTACCTACTTCGGTAGAAGCCTTTACACGTAAAATGGCATTCTCCAATTCATTAACCTTCTCCTCAAAAGTCTTTTTGTCAATGCCGGCAAAATCCTTTTCCTTGATGTCATTTATGGAATCAGCGGCATCCTTTATGGATTTACGCAAATCTTCCAATTTCACTTCATCCGCAAGATAGCCTTTCACTTGTTTTTCAAAGGCTTCTCCCATTTTTTCGTCCAAAGATTCAAAAAACTTCTTGTTTTCTTCGGACAAGCCGGATGTGTCCATAAGTTCTAAAAATCCTAATTTCATACCGATTTTAGTTTTAATAAATTACATAATGATTTTTCTTCCGTTTTGCCATTACTGCCGGCTTCCATCCCTTTGGGTGGAGCAGGTATAACACCGTCCGGCCTAAAAGATGCAAGTGACATTGCTTTGGCTATAATTTTTTGCAAACGCTGTTGCTTGGTTGTACTCATATTTTTACATAACAAGGAAATTTCACCGCTTAAATCCTTATAAGCGTTTTCGTAGTCTTCAATTGACTTCAATCCCAAATACTCGGTTTCTCCATTACAGCCAATTGATACCACCGATATTTCATACAGCTTAACCTCTCTAACAATCAGGGCTTCTTTTTCGTAATCCCATTCGCAATTCTCCCATACATACTCATAACCAATAGAGAATTGATTAAGCGTGCCTGACTCAAGTTGTTTTATGGCCCTATCTCCAAGTTCAATCTCATCAATGCGCGCCTCAAAATAAAGCCCTCTATCATCTTCTTTCAATTCTGTAATAAATCCCAAAGGCTCTGACATGTCGTGCATCCAAAGGAGTATAATTTTGTCATTTGCCTGGCTTTGCGGCCCTCTTTCATTGATACTTTTTGAAAAGCAACCTTTCAATAGAATATCATGAGCCTTATCCATGTTTCCGAATACAGCAGCGTATCCGCTGATAGTCCGGCTTTCGGGGCTATATTGGACATCCTTCGAGTTTATGGAGAACAATTTATACTGCATCCCCATCTTATCTTTGTATTTATTTGTCATTGTTTCCATTTTCCTTACTGTTATTGACGTTATTTTCAACAGATGCACTGCTTGCTGCATTGCTATCAAAATCTCCTTTTGGATTATCCGGGTCAATATCTATGTATCTTGCAACTTCTATACGTGCCTCATCATGTGTTATCAAAGACTTATCTATCAATCTCTGTAAGGCATCAGCAACTTTAACCAATGTATTGGCTTCTGTCTCCTTATTGGTTTGAAGGCATTCAACATCTGTAAAATCAATCTTAATAAAAACACCTTCCGGACATATGGCTTTTGAAAGACATTCTGCTATCTTTCGGCTATCTGGAATGATTACGTCCTGATAAGCCTTTTTCCCAGCACTTTCAAGGTTGTCGTATTTGGCATCCGTAAAAAGATTGGCATTTATGCCCATTGCATTGGCAATCTTATCTGTACACCTCTTATCCTCTTCATGAAGTTTTAATTCATCAGCATTAAAATCAAGAGGAAGCCATCCTAATTTGTAACGTGTCACCAAAATGGGATATTCCTTGTTTACTAAGCCATAATCACGTTTAAATCTGTCCTTTATATCCTTTTCATCTTCCGAGGAAAGGGCAACATTTCCCATCTGGTCAGTATAATCATTATAGAGCACGCCTTTAGGACCACCATTTACAAGCAATGTATGGCTTGCAGACATAGAAGCTACCCAGTTTGATATAGGCTGGGAAAGGCTATCTGAAACGGACTCAAATTTGACATCAGCAGTCGCACCGCTATTTATTACTATATTGCTGTCATATATTACAAGATATTCATAGTCCTCCAACTCTAATCGAGTTCCGTTACAGTCTATATATACACTTGATATAATATTTTTCAGTTCGTATTGGCGAAACACCTTACCGGTTCCTTCCATATGGAAAATCTCAGGTGGAATTATCCACATTGCCTTAGGAGTGCTTGTTTTTGTCGCTCTAACAAGAACAATTGGACAATAGCCGAATACCTTAAGACATATTTCAATTTGCTTTACAAATGAAGAGAATGTTTGCAGCGGATTGGGAGCGTTGAGTATATTACGTATATCGGCAAATGTCCTTTTTTCATTTCCATCCTTATCTACCACATAAGGAATACCACGGGACATCATAGAACCGATTTTATCAACTACAGTGAAGAAAGGCGTACAGGAAACAAGCGCTCCGGCTTTATCCAAATTGTCAGTCATGTCATAATATACTTTCCATTTGGAACGCCTTCCAAACAAATCGGACAAAAACCAGTAGTTTCCTGCTGCATCTCTTTCTACCCGATTTACATTATCATACATCGGAATAGACTTTTTATTCTCTGGCTTCCAAAATTTAGTAAATATGCCCATATACAAAGCAGGAGTGACAGCAAATAAATGCGGCCACTCCCATATATTTAGTGTTTTAGTCCATTAATACGGTTGCGTGCAACTTCACACGCTGGTAGTGACCCTACGTGTGCAAATATATATATTATTTAGACTAATTCCAAATAACAAACAGCATTTTTATGATTATTTTTTTGATTTTCTTTTTACTCTATCCGCTATACAACACAATACATACATTGCTTCATAGACATCTTTACCGTCATAGTCCATTAGATTACGCATAAATAAGGACATTTTATTATCCCTCTTGAATTTAAAATCTCGAATTAGCCCCTTAAATGCTTCAATATAGGAAAGTTTTCCTGTATTTTCTTGCCTTGCCCACACATCACCTATTTCAGCCCTATAATCGCGTATATAATGAAGCATTGCCTGCGAAGTCTCAATGTTTACATCGGCACCAGCGACCAGCGCGGCGATTTCTTTGATGGGAATCAATTCTCCTATATACGCATCGTCCACATATATTGTATCATGTACAACATACGCTTTCGCATACAGAAAACGCCCATTAAGCAGTGGATGTATTTCTACAATTGGAATGCCGGAAAATGCGACTGTCGCAGCCTCATAGCTGTCATATTCAAAATCTCCGCGTTTTTCTACGGTTCCGGTAAGAGCATCTGCCCCATCATCATGTGCGTTTTTTCCGAACTTCCTAAAAGATTTTATCTCTGCATGAAATTCAGGAAAGAGTACTTCCCAACCTTCCGGCATATATGTAAGATTCATAACCTCAGCGGAGCGGGTAAATATTCGAACTTCCTTATTCCCCGACTGATGAAACCATTTTATTTCTGTTTCATTATTGCCCATTATCCGTGATTGCCGCTCTACGTTTCGGGCAAAACCACGTCCACCGTTATTGCTTTCAATGTTAGCTATGGTTACTCTATCTTTGGCAAGCAAAGCTGCAACTTGCGGTTCCGTAACCTCCATAGGAGCGTCCGTATATAGTATGCTTAAAATAAAGTTGCCTATTTCTGTATCCACATAATCTATGGAACATAATCTGTCACTGCCCGTATCTGCGGTATCGGTATAATTTTTCCGAATGGCACGGTTGGTATATGGTATTTCCCTATAAGTCTTGAATGTACCGTACATGAGACCTTCTATAGGTGTAGGGTTCTGCATATATTGTGTTTCAAAGACGAATGGATTTATTCTATTGAGATTATGCAATTCATCCAATGTGTGTTTAAATTCCCACAAAGGAAATTCTTTCCCGTCCGCTTCTTTTTCTATGACCGGCAATGAAAGAACAGTCCATTGCCCTGGCTCTGTTTTCATAAGATAGCCGCACAAATCATTCTCATGCAGGCGCTGCATGATTATTACAATCGGGGTGTTTCGGCTGTTCACTCGGTTACGGATAGTAGTTTCAAAGCGTTGGTTAACCTTTTCCCTTTTCACGTCAGACAAAGCGTCCTCCGGCTTAATAGGGTCGTCTATGACAATGGCGCCGGAAAACCTTGCCCCCTTTAATATGCTATCTATTTCTTTTTCTGTTTCTTTATCATCTATATCGTCCACCTCTCCAGCGCCAAATCCCGTTATCTGTCCACCTGTTGATACCGCATATACACCACCGCCAGCAGTGGTACTCCACTTCTTTTTGCTGTCTGTGCCTCTCTTTATCTGGACATACGGGAACAGCTGTTGATACTCTTCTGATTTAACTATGTCTCTAATCTCTTCTGAATTATCGTGAGCCAAATCGTCAGAATATGAGAGATGGACAAACTTTGAGGAAGGGTTGAGTGCCAATCCGTATGATATAAAGTTCTTTACGGCTAATTCGGTCTTTCCATATCGTGGTGCAATATTGATTATCAGTTTTTGAATTTTTCCGGAAATAACATCATCCAACGCATTACATATGCGTTCATGGTGTCTGCTCACCACAAATTTGCGCCCTGTTTTACTTTTAAAGAAAAATTTTGTGTAATTGAGAACGCCCGACATACAAAATGCTTGTAGATACCGTACACCATCCATCATAGCCTTTCTATCAGTTTCTTTGCTTCCTCGACACTTATGGGTTTGCTGGTATTCATCTCTATTTCGGTAGGCTCATCAAACCCAAGCATTTTACATATACGCTCAATAGCCTTTATCTTATCATAAAGTTCTATCTTCACATATTCAACATCTACAATTTCCGGAGCATCACTTGTTCCGATATTTTTTTTCAATATTTTGGTGGATATGCTTTTTATTGCTGATTTCTCTTTGTCAGAGAGTTCATCAAATTCTTTACGCTCTATCCATGTATTGTGCATACTGGCAATGGATGAAAAAGCTATACCGGACAATTCTTGTAGAATGCGTTCTTTAGTTATGTCTGATTTGTTTTTTTGTTCTTCCTGCAACTCTTTAACCCTTTGGGCTACATTTGGGTTAGACAACAATTTGCAAGATTCTTCCCACACTTGTTTGTCTCTCATCTTCTCGCACGAATAGGCACGACGATAAGCATCGGAAGCATTGCCGCTTTCGATGTAGTAGTTGCAAAAATTCTCTTGTTTGATTGTAAGTTTTTTCATGTCTTTTCGTCAGTATGGGAAGCATGCCACTTGACATGCTTTCGCAAAGATATGTAATTATTTGGAATATCATACCTATCTATCCGAAATAACTGGTATAATTATCGAAAATATTTATCTCCCCACTTCCTTATTACTTCTTAAAAACATTTACATAATCAATAACTTTCCGATTAGCTTTATCTACTTTTCGCATGTCAAAATGGATATAGATGTCAGTCGTTGTGCTGTTCGCCCAACTATGCCCAAGCGCGTGGGCGATTACCTCTTTGGGAACATCGAGTTCTGCCGCTACCGTGGCCCATGTGTGTCTTGCCCAATATGAGGACAAATCAGGGAATAAAGGATTTCTACTCTTTTTCCCTCCCAATCCCTTCCTTTCTGTCTCTCCAATCTGTTTTAACCCTATTCCCATACGATGCAGGAAATCCTTGTAATTTCCGTATTCATCCATTATATTAAGAAGATAATCCTTCCCTTTGTATTTCTCAATTATAGCCTGCGCTTCCGGTTCTACTTTAATACTGTATAATTTCCCCGTCTTAGCTCTTTTATATTCAAAACGACCATTCACCAATGCAGAATGTTTTGCGTTAAACAAATCAGCTGCATTTACCCCTATGAGATAGAACATGAGCATGAACATATCCCTATATCTAATCTGGTATTCCTCACATGGATAATCTCTCAATAACCTAAGTTGTTCTGCTGTAAGGCTGCGTTTTCTGGTTTCCTCTTTCTTTATTGAAAACCTTCTGAATGGATACAATGTTGTGTACTCCTCATCAATGGCGTAGTTGAATACACTACGTATGTTCCGTAAATGAATAGCGTAGGCATTAACCTTCATCGTCTTTGCCATCCACGCTTCAAAGTTTTCCAGCCATGACTTATCCATGCTCTCAAAAGTACAATGACTATCGTATTCCTCAATCTTGTTTCTTGTGGTTGTATATATAGACTTAGTTCCCTGATTGGTTTTCTTGGAAACGAATTCATCAAGATAATAGAGAAACGTCTTTTGGTTTTCAACCTTGCTACTTATAGCGTCCTCTATCAACTTCTTCAAAGCTTTGTCTGTAGTTGATTTCAACTTTTCTTGTTGCTCTAAAGTAAATATTACTGTTTCCGCCTTGTTTATTATTCCACGGGCAACTATATTTCTCGGCTTGTAATTTTGTGCACGCACAGAATATTCATTCCCATTCCATTCTTTTTCCGATGCACTTAGCTGCGTAGCTATCATTATTTGTTTGTTGTGGAATACATTCAACTTTATCGGATAAGTGCCATCTTTTTTTTGTCTTCTTTTATCAAGGTAGAATTTAACCGTTGCCATATATCTATGTTTTTAGTTTATGCAAATCTGAAAATTTGCATAGAATTTGCATACAAAGATAAGATTAAAGGGGTTTAAAAGGGTCTAAAAGCGGAATGTTATTCAGCATACATAAAAAAATAAGCAGCTACTTTATTTGTAACTGCTTGATTTTCAAGAGAGCGGCAAGCGAGGCTCGAACTCGTGACCCTCAGCTTGGGAAGCTCTTTTTTAGTGCATCTATAATACTATATATCAAATATTTATTTTACATACAAAAACAATTTGCATACATTTTGCATACATTCTATTTTTAACCCTATTCAACAATGCTAATTCTACCCTTCAAATCCTCTGCTAAAAAACATTTCTTTAATACATTCCGCCTTCTCTTGAACATCTTGGCAACTCTTCCTATTTACAAGAATGTAGGAGCTTACATTCTTATATTCAATGTGTTCAAACATTTTCCTTCCGAATAAGTTCAAAGCTATATTTTTATATATTCTGAATCTTTGATTGTTTACTCTCCCTTCCACTTTATCACTTTCCATATCCATACTTTCTGCTCCATTTACAGCAAAAGAAGCATTAGGATATTTTTTGATTATCATAGGAATTACTGAAGCACAGGTAATAAATATTCCCATTGCTCCCTTGTAGCCGTGAACTTTAATAATCCTATTATATTTATTATCTAATTTCCTATCTCTTGCAGCATAGAATTTTATTGCAAAAACATCATCATAAGATTCTGCTCGGATGATATATTTTAATCTCTGATACTCTTCCGTCTTGTCCGTATAAAATTTATATATTAACGAGAAATCAAAAGCGTCCCCCTCTTTAGGAGACGCTTTCTGTATATATTTTAATTCAAACGGCTGTACCCTATCGAACATTTACATAATCATTTTTGCAGTGGTTGAAATAAAACAGCACGTTTCACTAACAATTCTTCCTCTACCAACTACTCCGCGTAAAGGAACATGCTTAACTTCACTCCTTAAAGTCCATCCTAACCTATCGCCTTTAGTTTTTACCTGACGATTTTTTGTAATAACATTAACTTTCTTGTTTTCTATAACACTTCCCATATCCTTTTGATACTATGATACTATAATATAAGAAAGAACGAACGAACAACATATCTTAAACACAACACCATTAACAACGCTATAAACATTGTTAATAACATCACAATTACAGCACTATTTTTGTATTATACTTCGTAATACAATATTTCGCTACAAAATAAGACATAAATAAGGATGTAACCAAAATGTGAGACAGATTTATTTATAATTTAGACTAATTATAAATAACAACATTTACGTTATGATACCCCGCCAGTAATACGGCGGGCGGGGTAAATAAACTATTTGTTTATTCTATTTTACATAAACCAAATGATGAAGCACATTTCCGCTTTTTGTATCAACTTCCGCCAACCTGACTGCCTAAAATCTTCATATTATAAATTTTCTTTTCCTTTACCTTTCCGCCTTTCAGTATTGCGACTTCTTGTCTCAGTTGTACAACTTCTTTAAGTAATTTTTCATACGCTTCTGCAAGACGGAGCATGTGCTTCATCATTAGATTTACATTTTCATTCATTATATTTCAAATTAATAAATTGTGTCTTGTCGAAATAAAATATCAACAAATTTTATATTGAAAAAGTTTTATTTCAAAACATGTTTGTAAACATATATATTAAACAGCCTTTCTTCTCACACTGAATAGGTCTTGTATTTCTTCCACAGATTTGTTCAGAGCGTTAAATCGCCTTTGTAAATCCTCAAATTGCGCTTCATACATGACTACTGTCGTTTCATACATTCGCTTCCAGTATTCAGCAGTTTCCGGAGATGGCAAATCTTCCACATCTTTTTCAGACAAAGACAAATGTGAAGTTTCATTGTCAAGGAACATTGGACCTTTGCCGGTGAGGATGTAGTTGGCGTTGACTTGGGGGTAGGCTTCGCAAAAAGGCATTAGTATCTTAACTGATACCTCTTCTGTTTGTCCTTGCCTTAATTTGTACATCATATTTTTGGATATATTCTCTATGCCAGTATATACCTTATAGTCATTTAATCCGAGACTATCCATTACTTCATGAAACCTATCTTTTGCAGTTTTCATAAAAAAATCTCCCATTATTTTAGATGGTATCATAAAAGATACTATCTTTGCACCCGTTGCAAGTAGAGAGGCAACAGACACATGATTAAACAATCGCCCTAACGTGGGCTTTTCTATATGGAAATCCGTTGCCTCTCTACTTTAGCAACGGATTTTTTATTTTATAAAGTACAATCGGTTATTGTTTCCGCTTTACGAGCTACTGCGGAGGGCTATCGGGGAAAATACGTTCGACCAATAACAGATTTAAAACAACCTTCCGAAGCTTCACGGTGAAAGCCCGTGAGGGGATGCACGAAAGAAGGCAGTCGATTGAAATAAGCAGACTGGTGCGCAGGTGCAGGTTACGAGATAACCAACTCTGTAAAAGCTGAAAGCCGAGATTGGAAGCACCCAATTCAGAGCCGATGGGGTCGATACCTAACTTATACTGGTGATTTGCCATCGAATTATCCCTGAACCGTTAGAGAGAAAAACACTCTCTACGGGTAAGGGGATGATTCACTCAAAAATCAACGTTTCCTTCAAACCTGGTAATTTGTAAGTTAACATAAAGTATAATAATTACTTGATTAAATAATAACTACATATTATGAAGAAAATAACAAAGATTGAAATTATAATGTCAGTAGATGAAGATTCTGATTTGTATTCAAGAGATATATTTTTAAACGGGGAAAAAGTTTTTCACGATGAGTTCAAAAAAAATCTCTTAAATACAAAAGACTTTATTCATGAGTTTGCAAATAAGCTAATAAACGGATTTAAGAATGATAGACCATAGCCATTTAAAAAACATTTGCGGCCACCCGGTCATCGAAAATATAGACAAAATCAAAGCTATTTTTGCTATACGAACGGATTTTATGGTGGCTTTCTTGCTTTTATTTGACAAGTTCCTATCATATTCATCTCTCTCAATCTGTTCTATTAGGTTGTCAAAGTGTTTAGTATCAATAAGCCGTTTGGCTTCTTGGGTGACTTGCAAATCTCCATATCCAATATTTTTGCCTGCTCCTAAACTTTTTAGCTTCTCAAAAACTACTGTACCACTACTACCAAATAATTCTTCGCACTTCTTTTGGGAAATGCTTTTGTTCCTAATAATGTATTCGGTAGCAGATTTGCACATCAAAATCAAATTTTTATCCATAAAATTATATTATCAATTAACCGATTGTACAACATTTCAAAGAACGAATTATGAAAAATGAACCTAATTACACAATTACAATTTCCCGTAGATACGTTGAGGGGAAAAACAGCCTTAATGTAGAGAGAACCGTTACAAACGCCGAAGACGGTGAAGTAATATTTCATTCACTGCATGAAATTAGCAGCGACAGTGAAAAAGAATCACCTATTACGTTTCTTGAAAAACATTTAGGGCTGTACCCTCCCGAAAGCAAAAGCCAATGCAGATGTAATAGATGCCGCAATTTCAGTGATGGTTTTTACTTTCTCCGAAACGGGTGGCTCCACCGCATTCTTAAGATTTTCAAGTTCAAGTTTTAATCTTTCCAAATCATTTGAAAGCATTTGGTCTTGCATCTTAAACCCTCCATAGCGGTAGAATGTATCCAATTTTGAATTAAGATATATTTTACCGCCATTCTTATAACCTTCAATTTTAAGCATCCCCATATCTTCAAGTTCAATCATCACTTTTTCAAATTGCACCATACTGATATTAAGGTCTGGGACATTTTTATATTCAAAATAAAAACCATTTCCCTCTTTATTAAGAAGTTCATACAGGATTTTATCCTTTTCCTCCGGCATTATTACCTTAGGATACTCCTTTCTCCCCTTCGATGCTGTCCTAAACTCAAACATAACAATATATTAATCAGAGTTTTGCTAAAAACATGTTTTATAACATACAAAATAGTATCAAAAAAGATACTATTATTTTTGTAGTATCTAAAAAGATACCTATCTTTGCACTGTTGTTAATCAACAACGTTATTTTTTAAAGTAAATACAAAGATAAGAAAATAAATAAAGAAAGCAAATATGAAGTACGATTTATCAGACATAATGAAAAAGGCTCACAACTTCTACAAGACCGGAAAATACACCTGGTCTGAAAGCTTGAAAAAGTCATGGAAGATGGCAAAGTTTTCTGTCCGCGTAAAAGAGGAAATATCCAATATGGTAGACTATAAGTCTGCTGACGACAAAGCGTTCACTAATAGATTAAGAAAGGAGAATGAAGGCTATAAGCCGGCAAAAAGAAGCGCCTATGATAATTTCAATGCTCCGGCTTCCGTCTATTATACTTCTAACAACAGAGGGCGTTTTGGCTCTTGTTTCGTGGGTGATTAATACAATTAGCACATAAATATGAATGACATCAAGACAATAGCAGTAAAGAAAATATCTCCATCCGACACATTAAAAAGTATAAAAGTCGGTGACACAGTAATTATAAAGGACAAGCATATAAAACCCAATGTAGCCCGCTCTACCATGTCCAGACTATCTAAAAACGGATATAGCTTTTATTCGACAAGCTGCCCTGAAGGGTTGATAGTAAAACGACTTAAATAATATCATTATGAATATCAACAGAATATCAAAACAGACAGCCATGTTTGCAATAGGATTTATCGGCTTCTTATTCCTTCTCGGCATCGCAGGTAAATCAGATTATAATCAGGAAGTCATATACAACATGACGGAAACGGCTTACAATGTTATTGTAGATTCTCTCGGCGAAGGTTGTAGCGATACTCAAATCGTAAAGACTTATTTAAATAACAAAGAATATTACGACAGTTTAAGTTGGTAGGTTATGGGAAGAACGAAATCTGTAGGAAAGGTAGAGCCGGTCAACAAACTATGGCTTTCCGCTAAGGAAGCAATGGCATACTTAGGATGCAGTGATAAACTGTTGGAAAAACTAAGGAACAATGCCGAAATATCATTTTCCCAATATAACAAACGTACCATTTGGTACGACTTGAAAAGCATTGAAAGGTTCATAGAAAGAAACCGCGTTGTGTGAACAACGCTCCTTCCTCTTAGCTCAGCCAGGCAGAGCATCGCTATGGTTACTTGTTCGAAGGTTTAGTATCCGGTAATTTCCGGTTAGCGAAGGTCGCACGTTCGAGTCGTGCAGAGGGAGCATTATAGGCGAAACCGATGAGCCAAACATTCGGGATGGGAGACTTAACCCTCAAAAATGAAGTCGTGTTCAGGGCACGTAAAATTAGCCTGCGCTGATAAGCAGTATATCTATATATACACATAGCTGAGGCGATGTATAGCGTGCAAGCAACCGATTGCGAAGACTGTTCATTGAGAGGTGAATACGAGCATAAGGCAGCAGCGTGATTAAGTTAATGAACATACTACAATAGTAGTCTATGTATCAGCGCGGAAAATCGTCCGTTGACCGTTAAAGTATGATGTTTGGGCGTCATTATCGCTGGTACTATTATATACTCCCTTCCCGTCAAATTCGGGCACGCTGAAAGCTAAACACGTATTGTTGCGTTGAAGGGAGCCAATATTTATTAATCTTTAAAATACTGCAATGATATTTTAATTGTATTAAAAATGCTCATACATTTCGCTTCCGAAGAATTTGAAATAAATGTACCAGATACTCGCTGGAAAATGACGTGGCCTACTAAAGCTAAAACAGGCGTATCTAAAATAGAAAGGTATACAAATGCTGAATACAAGAGAATAGTAGATTATGCCATAGAGAACCCGTCACCTCGTAATCTTGGAATATTACTTACTATCTGTACAGGCATGAGAATAGGCGAAGTATGTGCTTTGCAATGGCAAGATGTTGATTTAGACTGTAAAATGATTCATGTAAATAAAACAATGGAGCGTATTTATGACCCTGATACTAAAAAGACGTGGGTCGAAATAGGCACTCCTAAGACTACATCATCTGATAGGTACATTCCTATTATGAAAAGTATTCTTCCGATAGTGAAGAGGTTTAAATCGGTAAGTAATGATGATTATTATGTCTGCACTTGTTCGGATGCGCCTATTGAGCCTCGTACGTTTCGGAATTATTACAAAGCTTATATTCTTGAAAAAGTAAAATTAGACCACTGTATTAAGTTTCATGGACTAAGACACACATTCGCTACAACTCTCATAGAAAATAAAGTAGATATAAAAACTACATCGTCTATTTTGGGACACTCCGATGTTAGCACCACTCTTAATATATATGTTCATCCTTCTGACGAAGCTAAGAGAGATGCTATGAATGTAGGACTAAAAAAAATTTTTAGATAAGTCTGTAAGGGTGAATAATTCATGATAGCTTTTTAATGTAAACAGTCCCGTCCACGTGCTGGCCGGGAAACACTGCGACATGGTGGAATGGTAGACGCAGCACTCTATGATAGGAATGTCAAACCTTAGATGTGCGGAGCTTGACAACTCGTCCCGGTTCGAGTCCGGGTGTCGCAACATCTTCACTACAGATGAAGTATTTGTTTAGTCGTAGCCGGGCGGTCTGTGAAGATAGTCCGGTTTTTATTTGAAACCCATTAATAACAATTATATGAAAACATTACAATTAAGTGAACAAAAAGCCCGTGAACTATATCGGAGCGGTTCAAAAGAATTAAAAACAGTATTGGAAGAATCTTTTGGAAAGGATTTCTTTTCACAAGACGTTACAGAAAGAGTGAAAACCTACCTTGATGCTTGCCACGAGTTGGGAAGGGAACCACTCGATGAGAAAAAGCTATTGGAGTTAGGCTTGACGGAACACGATATTGCTTACCAAAAGCTGACTCTAATTATAGAAGCCCTAAACGAAGGTTGGAAAGCTGATGTATGCGATGCAAACGTGAGACGCTGGTATCCGTGGTTCGAGCCTAATGGGTCTCCTTCCTCTTTCGCTTTCCGCGGTTCGTTTTACGCTTATGCGTGGGCGTATGCGGGTAGCGGGTCTCGCCTTTGTTTGAAAAGTGAAAAGCTTTCCAATTATTGCGGGAAGCAATTCATTGATTTGTGGAAACAATTTATTCTATAACCCTATAAACTTACAATTATGACTTTAAAGGCTTGGAGAGAAGCGGACAATAAAGGAAAGCAGATGCTTGAAAATCTATACGGCAAAGAAATATTTGCCAATCAAAACGTAATGGATAGAATCAAAACGTTTGAAGACGCAATGGAAGAAACAGAAAGAAAAGGTGTCCCTGATTTTTCAGATTTACCCAAAGACATGCGCAGGCATTTCATTGCGTTATATAAAATGGAAGTTATTACGGAAGCTCTGAATGAAGGCTGGAAAGCAGACTGGGATAACTCGGATGAGAACAAGTATTATCCCTATTTCATTATGTCTCCTTCCGGTTTCGCTTTCTGCGGTTCGGGTTACGGTGATGCGTATGCGATTGCGGGTAGCGGGTCTCGCCTTTGTTATAAAACACGCGAACTTGCGGCATATTCGGCAAAACAATTTATTGACATTTGGAAAGACATCCAGATAGGATAAGCATACAAAGGTTGTCTGCCCTTGTCTCCTTCCTCTTTCGCTTTCAACGATTCGAATTACGATAATGCGTATGCGAATGCAGGTAGCAGGTCTCACCTATGTTGTAAAACTTCAAAGGGCAGAAACCTCACCTCTTGGTGGAAAACAACAATTCAAACGGTGTTGGTAGGTTTAACCCGAAAACTCTTATTAGAAAACAAAGGCTATGAAACGCTTTGGGAATTTATATCATCGCATCTATGATATAGATAATCTTTATCTTGCTTATTCTAAAGCTAAAAAGGGCAAAGGAAAAACGTATGGAGTTTATTCAGTTTGAGAAAGATTTGGATAACAACATACTTTCCTTGCACAAAGAATTGTCGGAAAGAAGCTATATCACTTCTCAATACACGACTTTCATTATACATGACCCAAAGGAGCGTGAGATATACAGGCTACCATTTCGTGACCGTGTTGTGCATCACGCTATAATGAACATCCTTGAAGATATATGGACACCGATTTTCATTTCACACACTTATTCCTGTATCAAAGGAAAAGGCATTCATGGAGTAGTTAAACATTTGAAGAAAGACCTGAAAGATGCTGATGGAACAAAATATTGTCTGAAAATGGATATTCGCAAATATTATCCGTCAATAGACCACTCCATACTGAAACGTATCATACGTAAGAAAATAAAAGACATAAAGGTGCTTGCCCTTCTGGATGGTATTATAGATTCAGCACCGGGTGTTCCTATCGGTAACTATCTTTCCCAATTCTTTGCGAATCTATATCTTTCTTATTTCGACCATTGGATTAAGGAAGAAAAGCGAATGCCATATTATTACAGATATGCCGATGACATGGTGATACTTTCCAGCAGCAAGAAAGAGTTACACAGTATTCTTCTTGAAATCAACTCATATCTTAATGAGAAACTGCACCTGCAATTAAAGGGCAACTATCAGTTTTTTCCGGTAGATAGCAGGGGAATAGATTTCGTGGGATACGTATTTTTTCATACGCATACATTGATGCGGAAATCCATAAAGAAAAACTTTTGCCGTAAAGTATCTGCATTAAACAAAAAGAATATAACCCCGCATGATTACAAAATGGCAATCTGTTCATGGCTGGGTTGGGCGAAGCATTGTAATTCTAAGCACCTTATTAAAAAGATTATTAAGAATGAAAAGATTCAGTGAATTAGGAATTGAAATTGATGCAGACCGACATATATTTCCAGTTCCGCAGGTTTCAATAACCGATATTCTTAACTGTGAAATTGAAATACTTGATTTTGAATCGGGTGTAAAAACACAGCATGGTTCAGACAGATATGTAGTAAAAATAAAACATGAAGGTACGGAATGCAAGTTCTTTACAAACTCCACTCCTATTAAAGAAGCCCTAAGCAAGATTTCCAAAAAAGACTTTCCGTTCATTACAACTATCAGAGTGAAGAAGTTGGGAGTTGGGAACAGTAAGATGTACTATTTTACTTAACCAAATTCAGCCGCAGAAAAGGTCAGAGCTATTACCGTACTAAAAGCCGTGAGAGAAGCGAAGTGCGCACCGCTTCCCTTTAACCTTGTACGGGCGGTTTAAAAACACAATACAATGGAAAATGAACTTGAAGAACTGTACAAGGAGCTGAACGAAGTCAAAGCTTGCGATTTGGGCTATCTTCCCAAATACGGCTATTCTTCAAAAGAAGAAATCATTCAGCTTATAGAGGAAGACATTGAGGAGTTGCGCGCAGAGATGGAATGTAACCAATACGATTACACTCCTGCTGAACTTGAAGAAGAAAGAACTAATCTCTGCCTTAGTCAGGGGTTATCAAGATATTGTTGAATTAAAAATTTATCATATTATGGGATTAGAAAATTACGAAGTGCTTCCTGTAGAAGCGCAGGATGTACAAATCGTACAGGTAGATGCGGTTGAACGCGCCAGTGTTGACAGTCAAGTGGCAACAGCTAAACAATATCCAAGAAGTATTAAAAGATGCGTTGACAATTCTATCGCTATAGCAACAATGGATGTTGAGACGGCGCAAAGCTGCGGGTATGCGTTACCTCGTGGTGGGAAACCTATTACCGGCCCATCTGTGCACCTCGCCAAGATTATTGTATCTAACTGGGGGAACATAAGGACAGAAGCCAAGGTGGTTCAAATCACCGATAAGCAGATAATCAGTAGAGGAACCTGCTGGGATTTGGAAGCGAACGTAGCTTCCGCCTTTGAAGTTCGCAGAAGTATTGTCAATAGCAAAGGACAACGTTTTTCGGATGATATGATTACCGTTACTGGGAATGCAGCAAACAGTATTGCATACAGAAATGCGGTGTTTGCGGTCGTTCCAAAAGCGGTCGTTGAGAAAGTTTATAGGGCTGCGCAAAAGTTCATCACTGGCGATTTGTCTGATGAAGAAAAAATAATCAAGAGAAGAAAAGGAGCAATAGATTTTTTATTTGACGAATACGGAATTACAGAAGAGGAAACAATCAAGTTGTGTGGTAAACAGACAATCAATCAGATTAAAGCAGATGAAATCGCGCTACTTCTTGGAATTGTTCAGTCCCTGAAAGACGGAGATACTACTGTTGATGAACTTATGAAACCAATCAGAGGAAGTAAGGAAGCAAAGAAAGAAGCTATGAAAAAAGCAATGAAGCCAGTAATTGATAAGACAACAGGTGAAATCTTTAACCAGCCCGCACAATGATAGAACAAGGTTCAAAGGAATGGATGGTGTCCCGCTTGGGAAAGATAACTGGTAGCCGCATTGGTGACCTTATGACAAGCGGAAAGAGAGGGGAATTGTTTGGAAAGACAGCTCTTTCCTATATATATGAAGTCGCAGCAGAGCGTAATATTCTTCCTAAATATATTGAAGATGATTATCTGTTTGAGATATACCAAAACCAGGTAAGCATCAACAACAAGTTTATAGAGTTTGGGCATGATAATGAGGATTTCGCAGCCGAATGTTATCAGCTTGTTACCGGATGCGAACTTGAAGAGTGCGAAAGCATACAACATCCTACAATACCTTATTTCTCAGCTTCTCCCGACCGGATAGCGATTAGGAATGGCACAAGAAAGGTGGTAGAGGTGAAATGTCCTTTGCCTAAAACATTCATAGAATACATGGCAGAGGTTAAGGATAACAAAACTCTGAAAGCTGTTAATCCTAAATATTTCTACCAAGTACAAGCGGAGATGTCCTGTACGGGTTTGGGCAAAGCCGATTTTGTCGTTTTCTGCCCGTTCTTGAAGCATAGCATTCACATTGTAGAGATAACAAGAGATGAAGCTGTAATAGCCGAATTTGAGAAGCGTATAACCGAAGCAAATAAAATTATTAATCAAATACTCAATAAGAAATGAATTTAACCGGAAACGTAAATTTGCTAAAGCTCGAAAAAGCGGGCATAGCAACAATCAAGAATAAGAAATGCGTTGTCATTCCTATAGAAGAAAACGACCTTTATGTAAGTATGGACGAGAACCTGAAAGCAAAAGCCGTCTATCTTAACGTTAATATATTTATGTAAATTACTCAAATAAACTATGTTATACGCATGATGGTGATTGCATAGATACATTGGAAAAGGCAAAATCTCTTTTTGAAAAATGGCTTAAAATGAATGGTATACGAGAAAATCTATTGCATATAGATATTAAATAATTTAATAATCAAAAAACATATAAAATTATGCTGTACGAATTTAAGCTTAAAGTAAACAAGGTTAACGAGAAAGGCGATGAAAAAGAAGTCACCGAACATTACATAACTGATGATGAACTTTTCGGTCATGTGGAATTGAAAGGCAATGAACTGTACAATGGCGATTGTGATGTTTTCGCAATCAGCCGAAGCAAGATACGTGAGATTGTCAACGAAAAGCAGGAAGATGAGTTCTTTTATAAGGTTACTCTTGTTGAGATTTTCGTAGACGACAACGGAAAAGAAAAGGAGAATAAATACTATGTTCTCCTTTCGGCAAAAGACATGGACGATGCCAACAAAAAGGCAGCGGAATACATGAAACAGGGGCTTCAAGATATGAAGCTGGACGCTATTGCAAAGACAAAGATTTTAGACTTGATATAATTAATCGAAAGCCCTCTGCTCACGCAGAAGTCCCGTGAAAGGTTCGGGTTAAGTGATTTAATTTCAGCTAACAGTTAACTATCCCGGTGTGGCTTGACCGCCTATCCGGGAACTATTTGTTAACCTGCCTGTCCGGTCTGCGAAGATGGGGCGGGTGAACATGGGGCGTTTGGCTGGTGTGACTAATGTAATGCGCAGCATTGTAGAGGAGGGCAGTTCGATTCTGTCACGCCCCTCATAAATGTGAGCCACACATAAATGGCAAGGGTTAGTAAATAATGGTTGTGCCCCGGAGAATACGCTTCGGGACTTTAATAAAAAACAGCATGGAAACAAAAGAAATTACCAAGACTATTTACATTGCAAATGACGGGAAAGAGTTCTTAACGAAAGAAGATTGCGAAAAGCATGAAAGGTTTGTTGAAGAAATACTTTCACGTATTAAGTATTTCTGTATCAGATGTAATCCTGACTTAACAGAAACAGGAAATTTCTCTCATAAAATATATGTGGCTGTGTTTTCTAAACATTACCTATATAAAGATATTGCATTTCAATGGGCTTTAAAGAAGTTTGGTACTTACTTAGGGGAAAGCGTAATGGGATATGGCTTCCAACCCCATTTTAATGTAAGTGAAGTTTCTAAAGAAGAATATGAAGAATGCCCTGCTACTGTTTGGGGAGGCACTCCATTGAAGAGTGAGAAAATATTCCTTAGTCCCAAATCGGTAGAAGGATTTCCTGAAAACATTGACTACATGGAAGAATGGGGATTCAAATAAAAACTTGAATGAAACTTACAGTAACCAAATCCGAAGGTGCAATCATTCAGAAGCTTATCGCAGACCGAAAGTCAGACATTCATAATATTGGAGGTGACAGCAAGCAGGCAGAGCGTCTAAGTAAGTTGAACAAGAAGATTGCAAGGCAGATAAAGAAACAATACAAGACATGAGTCCTTACGTAATAACTTCTGCGATTCTTATTACCTATGACGGAAAGAAGATACCGTTGGAAAACATAGAAAGTGAAATAATGACCCGACCTATCCAGTTGACTAAGGGGAGGATACTCGATGCTTTCTCCATGATGAAAGATAAGCCGGTGGATGTGGAACTTAAAATCAAATATATATGAAGAAAAAAAGAGAGTATATTACAATCACAACCGAGACGGACATATATATAGAAGATTATCTCGATGATTTTATGACCGTTGCCTCTGATGAAGATTTGATTGAAGAAATAGAAAAACGAGGGCATGTGGTATATAAAAAAGGAATTCCCATTACTCCTTTTGGAGAGCAACCTATTGAATTTAACAATCCGACCGATTTAAAAAGGCATTTATGCGACATAGCTAATGCCGGCTATTGTATATCCAATGAAGAACTTATCAATGAAATAAAATTAAAACTACCATAACATGATATATAATAAACAGATAATAAGGGGCAAGATACCGAGTAAATCTAATTGTTATAAAGTTATAACAATCCGCGGTCATGGCAGTCTTGCCAAACAGCCGGCATTGAATGAATATGAAAAGTCGTTCTATCTACAATGTAACCAGTACAGAGGCAAGATGATAGCAGGGTTGTTTGAACTTTATTTGAATGTATTCTATGAAAACCAACGCCCAGACCTCGACAATTGTTTCAAGACAGTACTTGATTGTCTACAAGGATGCAAAGCTATCAAGAATGACCGTAATTGCGTGAAGATAGTAGCAGAGAAGTTTATAGACAAAGTAAATCCAAGAATAGAATTTATAATCAAGGAAGTTGAATTATAAAAAATAGACAATTTGAAAGATGCATGAAAATAAAGATGAATAAACATGGCACGAAGCAGAATGATTAAGCCAAAGTTCTGGGATGATACCAAAATAGGACGTCTTACAAGGGATGCAAGGCTTCTCTATATAGGTCTTTGGAATTTCTCTGATGATTCAGGGACTGTAATAGGTGATTCTATCTGGTTAAAGTCTAAAATATTTCCGTATGACCAAATCCAAATACAACAGTTTGAAAAATGGATGAACGAGCTTGTGATAAACGGATTTATATGTCTGCTTTCCTATAAAGGGGAAAGATTCATATATCTGCCAAATTTCACTCGGCATCAAGTAATCAACAAACCTAATTACGAGGATTTGAATATACCTAAATACTTGATAGACAAAATAAAAGATAATATTCACTTATTAATCACGGAACAATCACGTAATACTACCGTATCATTCACTGAACAATACGTGACTAAAATAGAAGTAGAAAGAGAAGAAGAATATCCCCCCTATAATTCCCCCCAAGGGGAAGTCTCGCCATCAGGGAACAATGAGAGTGATAAGATAAATTACAATGGTCTTATGGATACGTTCAACAAGATGTTTGAAGGACGGTTACCCAAAGTTACGGCAATGACAGAAAAACGTAAGAAAGCCGTAAAAGTAAGAGCCGCAGAATATGGAAAAGAGGCTATTATGGCTGTTTTCAACAACGTTTCTCAATCAGCATTTCTTTTGGGGCATAATAACCAAAACTGGCATTGTGATTTCGACTGGATATTCAGACCGACAAATTTCATTAAGATTTTAGAAGGCAATTACAATGGAGAAAGACTTAGTAAAAATCAACAGGATAGCGAGCAGCGAAAACGTGATTCAGTTCTTGCAGTCGCTACAACAGTCAGAGAAGCTGCCGCAAAAAAAAGAAAGGAACTTGAAGCAGAGGGCGTTATTGAATAAATATCCTGACCCTGCACAATTCATACTTGATTACAATCCAGATTTGCAGTTCAAAATTGTCAGGTGTAAGGCGACTCACTCCGATTTAGCCATGAATTTTTCTATACCTACATTAGGATTATTGGCTTCGACTTATGGAGATGAAACTCCTTTAGAATGGTTGAAAATTCAATTCGGTACACTCAATGACTTCGCAGAGGTATCTACCAAGATTGCTAAGGAGCAGCTTAATGAGTTAGCAGAGATATTTATTTCTGAGTATTATTACCTTAATGCAGCTGAGATATGCTTTTTCATTGCACGGTTTAAGTCTGGGAAATACGGACGATTCTATGGAGCTATAGACCCGATGAAGATTACAAGCGCTATGCTTGACTATATCAAGGAACGCCGCATTGACATTGAGCGTTACGAACGTGAGCAATACCGACTACAGCGCCAAAAGGAGATAGAAGAGCGCGGTAGCAACGGAATTTCCTATGTCGAGTATCTTGAACGTGAACGTAAGCTTGTGGAAAGTGGAGATGCAGAAGCCATGAAACGAGCGGCAAATCGTGTATGTAGTATCAGTTTACGTAAGTAGTGGCGAAAGCATAAATTTGACAATAATATGAGACTTACAATATGTTGGACGACAAGAGGCAGGCAAAGACGCTTTTACTATGATATATGCAAAAAGTTTGGCATATCGGATTACATGAGTGTTAATCATGAGACGCCATGCGATATAAGGGATGAAGATATGGAACTGTTAAAGGAATGCGAAAAACGAGGGTTTATCCAAATAAGAAACAAACGGTAAATAATCATGGACATAGAGATTGAAAAGAAAATCGAACAATTGGAATGGCAGCGTGACAATGCAATGCGCATACGCTGCCCGTTGGTGGCAAGGAAGTATCAGCGCATGATTGATGAACTTGCAAAAGAGAGCAAAAACAAGAATATGAACAAGGCAGAACAGGCAAGGCAATGACCACCGACACGGCAAATCAGATAATCAGCAAATATGAGAGTCTTGTAGTTCTGTGCACCTACAACATATTGCTCACGAACGACATCTGTTGCGGGCAGGTTATCGAGTGTCTGCATGCGATGAAGAGAACGCCTTATTACAAACAGGCATTCAAGCGGTATTTGAATGATGCCGATAAGGCAAGAAAGGAATACGAGCGTACTGTAAACAGCGTTATCGGTTCAGACCGGAGCGAGTTTTTCGCCGACTGCAACGACAAGTATACGGAAGAAGTGAACAAGCACGTGGATATGCTGTATTGGCAGTTCAAGCAGGCTCTTGACGATAACGGCATATCCCATTCCGCAGAGATTGCAAGGTTCGAACTTGCAAGAACATTGTGTGATTACGCCTGCATCCAGTTTGACGAAAGGATTAAAGAACTTCGGAAGAAAGATGCACGGTTCAACGGGTTTACGTTGGAATATTTGAAGCTTTCCAATGTAGCAAGGGTGATGAACCTTGCTTCCGATAGTTTGAAAATCGGGAAAACGGTCAATATGAACACAGAGCGGTGCACGGCGGCGTTTGATGTGCTGGTAAGAAAGCTGTCGGATGCGGATAATATTGCCAACGCGATAAAAGTTTAGTGAGATGAAACTTATTTATAACCTTATGACCCTCCTCATGGACTGGCTCTCGGTAGAGGTCGGAGCGAATGAAGAGTGGTTCTGAATTATGGGAATGAAGAAAAGAATAGAAAAAAAGATGCAGAAACACCCGCACAGATACAAATTGCATCAGTATTTGAAGTATGCCCGCCAATGGTGTTTCGCTCTGGCATATAAGGGTAAACTATACACGTTGTTAGACGATGGTAGAATTGTAAAGGAGAACGATTGTTTATGAAACGCCTAATTGATGCCGTTATAAAGAAATGGTTCTGTTGCCACGAGTGGGAATACTTATTTGAGAGGAGAGTTGAAGCTGTTGATGATTGGGGTGATAGCAGTTGGTACACCGTCCGTCACTATTTCTGCAAGAAGTGTGGTAAATATAAGAAAATTAAAAGCCATTGATTATGAAACAGACAACTATCCCCGCTTTTAAATATTGGCTCCGGATACACGGTTTCCGCTTAGAATGGTTCGGTACCGGAACAAAAAACAATCCAATCAAGATTAAATCAAGAAAAAGGAATAAGCAATGAATAATGACAGGCAAAAGATTTTAACCGATTATATTTCCTACTTGTATACAACAAGTAGAACTTATGATACCATCGGCAAATATATCAAATATGTAACGGGTTTCCTTGAAAGTGCCGAAGAAGTCAATCGCCGTGGTTATCTGGCTTATAAGCGTGAAAATGCCAATATTGGGGCACGTTATCCATTGATGAGTGAAGCCATTTGTGATTTATTATTCCACCTTAAAATCGGGTATAACCGTCGGGAAAAGAAAATAAAGACATTGGAAAGGCTTGATACCATTTCAGAAAAGAACAGGAAACTGTTGAATGATTTTATAGTATGGCTTACCGATAGCAATGATTACTCTTCACATACTGTAGATATTTACCACACCTCTTTGAAACAATACTTTGAATATGCCAATGATATAAGTATGGAAAACTGCAAGAGGTTTATACGGACTTTGGAAGAGAAATCACTATCCCCGCAAACCATCCGTTTGCGTATCACCGCTTTAGAAAAGTTCTCGAAATGGCTAAAGAAACCGATAGAGCTTAAACGGCCTAAGATGAAGCGCAAGCTCGATGTAAACAATGTCCCGACAGAAGAGGAGTACAACCGCCTACTGGATTTTCTGAAAACGAAATCCAACAAGGATTACTACTTTTTTATCAAGGTACTGGGCACAACAGGTGCACGTTTGTCGGAGTTCCAGCAGTTCACATGGGAAGACATAGCGGCGGGTGAGGTTACGCTTCGCGGCAAAGGTAATAAATACCGTCGCTTCTTTTTCCAAAAACATTTGAGGCAGGAAGCAATGGCATACATGAAAGAGGCTGGCAAAACAGGACTTCTCGCTGTTGGGAAATTCGGTCCGTTAACTCAACGAGGTTTTTCACAACATTTGAAAGCATGGGGCAAACATTGCGGTATTGACTCAAGGAAGATGCACGCGCACGCCTTCCGGCATTTTTTCGCAAAAATGTTCCTGAAAAAAAATAAGGATGTCATTCAACTGGCCGACCTTCTCGGCCATGGGAGTGTGGACACAACAAGAATTTATTTACAAAAGAGTTATGACGAACAAAAAAGAGATTTTAATCGAAACGTTACATGGTAGCCTTGAACCATTCAAGCAGCTTCCGAGCCTGATTGACAAGGAAACCATTTATGACGAGACCGGACATGTAGACACCGAGTTTCTGACAGCCATACTGGAGTGGATGTCAGTCAATGCCTCCATTGCTATCGGTGTACAAAAATCATTGAACAGGCTGTTAGGCATTGAGGAGAACAAAGAAAGCAAGAAAGGTACAGCTGACAGCGGGAAAAGCTGGAGCGTTGAAGAGATATTGCGGCATTGTACCTTGGAGAACGGTTTGTTGAAACTTCCCAATGTGCAATTCAACAAGAAATCGTATGCCGAGGCTAAGAAGTGGATTGAGGAAGCCGGCGGTTCCTGGCAAGGTGGAAAGATACAGGGTTTTACATTCCCGTTCAATCCGGAGAGGGTGTTCTCAATCCTTAAAGAAGGGAAGCGTTGTAATCTTCAGCAGGAATACCAGTTCTTTGAAACACCGGCTGAGTTGGCGGACTGGCTGGTCATGCTTGCCGGCGGAATATATGAGAATGATACGGTATTGGAGCCAAGTGCCGGTCGTGGCGCCCTTATTAAAGCCATTCATAGGGCTTGTCCTTCTGTAACAGTAGAATGCTATGAACTGATGCCGGAAAACAGAGAGTTTTTGCATTCGTTAGATAATGTGATACTGCTTGATGAAGATTTCACGAAAGATAGCGTAGGAAGTTATACCAAGATTATTGCCAACCCGCCTTTCTCAAACAATCAGGATATAGAGCATGTGAGGATTATGTATGAACGTTTGGAAGCCGGCGGAACGCTCGCAGCCATTACCAGCCCGCACTGGAAATTCGCTTCGGAAAAGAAATGTGTCGACTTCCGCCAATGGTTGGAAGAGGTACGTGGAGAAGTATTTGAAATCGGCGCCGGAGAATTCAAGGAAAGTGGGACATCTACAAGTACGATGGCGGTGGTTATTAATAAATAATTAAAACTAACAATGATATGAAACAGACAGTAGAAGAAGCAGCCTACAACTATCTCCAAAAGATATTGGAATCAAGCGATTTTGAGATAAACTTTGAAGAAGATAATTATGATGCCGGTGCTCGCGATGCAGTACTTGATGTAACAGAACGGGCTTATATAGCTGGTGCTGAATGGCGCATTAATAGCGTGTGGCATAAGACCAAAGATGAAGTGCCACAAGCTCATGGAGAATACGAAAATGAACATTATCCGCAGATACCATGCCTTGTATATGGGAAATTAAGCACTGGAACTGGTTACGGTGTCCGCTATTGGAATGTAACAGAGCAGTGCTGGGACGATGAAGAGTGTGATGATTACGAGTGTTCCAAAGATGCCATTGAAGAATGGGCGTATTTGGATGATTTAATACTAACCGAATAACATTTTTATGAACAGAGAAGAGGAAAAATCTGCGTTAGCAGCTTCCCCCATAGAGCATATAAAAACCAATATAATCTTAACGTTATAACCATGGAAATAAAGAATGTAGGACAACTTAGGAAAATCATTGAGAACCTTTCCGATGATTACGAAATTGAGATGAGAATCAGACGCAAATTAACGGAGGAAGAATTGAAACATTGCAGATACCCTTATCCTTATGATACGAAATATCTTACTTTGGAATTTGACGATATAGGCGTTTCTAGCAAGGTGTTATGTTTGGGTGTAACTTCTAATGATTGATGATATGGAAGTAACCGATTTTCTTGAAGTAGTAATACTTTGCTTGTCATTATTAATAGTCATTCCTATACTTATGGTTATTTGGATTGACTGGGAGCAAATTGAATCTAAAAGAAGAAACAGATGGGAATAAAGAACGGAATAATAATAGACGGAGTGCTGCATGAAGCTATAATTAAAAGCGAACTTGACAATGAATTTTATTGTGAGGATTGCTCTTTATATAGCTTCTGCCACGGAGGTTTTGATGAAAGATGCGCGATGTTTAGCGCTGATGGATTTGTCATTCATGGCAAAGTAAAAATAGATAAGGAGGAATAATTAAAATGGATATAGTACCTATTATAACAAAAGATAATCTTTCTAAGGAACAGATAGAATATCTGCAAAAGCAGCAAACAGAATATAAATTAATCAATAGGATTAAGAAGAATCCGGGACATATCTTGTTCTCTTTTAATCGAAAAACAGGGGAAATCAAGAGAGCTTCTATTATACACAAGGTTGCTATTGGCTTTAATGGGCTTCCTGTAACCAAAGCTGAAACGGTTATAGAACCTGATTGCTATTACGACCAAGCCTTGAATGAAAAGAATTTTAGAAAGAAATTGAAGAGAATTGGATTGTTAAGTATTTAATCGAACAATTTAAAGAAAAGGAGAAATGAACGATGCACCAGTGTGAATATTGTTGTTGATATAATGATAGATGTGGGAATTGTGATTGTCCTACAGTTATGAAAAGACAAGCGTGTGAAAAAGCTAAAAATGCCAAAGAGTACAATGAAAAACCTAAAATAAAATAGCCATGACCGAAGAACTCGTAACATTAGAAACAGCGAAGTTGCTGAAGGAGAAAGGATTTGATTGGAAGTGTGAACACCTAATAGACCGTAATAAGGTTATTACAAAATATAACCTTTCGCAAAGTATGTCGTGTTGTATGGAAATAGATGACGAATCAGTTGAATTTTTGTGTCCAACATTGTATATCGCCCAAAAGTGGCTGCGTGAAATAAGAGGTGTGTATGTATATGTAGAACCTGTTATTGGAAAAAGATGGAAGCTTTCTTTTTGTGATTTCAATGTTCCAACAGAAGAAAGCGACTGGATGGAGAACGAAATAAACAAAGGGAATGGCTATAAAGTATATGTCACCTACGAGGAAGCACTGGAAGCCGGGATACAAGAAGCATTAAAACTTATATGAGAATGGACCCTGTTGTAAATGATGCTTATAGGCTTAGAAAACTTTTAGAAAAAGCAACGGGGCTAAAAGTATATAAGTCGGAACTAATAGCCAACTATTTTAATGGCTATCTAAGTATAGTACAAGAGTATAAGAATGAAACCAATCCGCACATTACAGTAGCACAAGGTAGCTGGTCGATAGAAAACGGTGGGGAGTATAAAATTTCACTCTATACACCTACAATCGTTATTAAAGACAAGAAGATGTTTAATACTCGTTTTGTAAAAGATGTAGCCTATAAGATAGTGGAAGCATTAAATGATGAATTTGGAGAAGATAATTGGAATACGTGCAATGAGGAGCAAAAGTGTTGGCTTCCCATGTCTCGAAACTCGTTCTATTTACAAATCCCAAATTTTGAAAAATATTAAAACTTATATGATTATGAAAGCAAACCTAATATTTTTTCTTGCGATATTCATCGTATCAGCATTATTCATCGGTCATTTCCGACTGACATTCTCGCCGTTCAGTGTATCCTTTCCCTATTGGCATAGGACTGTAGGAGTTATTCTTATCGTTGCAGGATGCTTGGTCTACAACATAGGTGAGCATATGTCCGGTTCTTTTGTGCTATTAGAAGTTCTGTCTCAAAATCTTGGAAATAAGCCAATAGGACAAATGATAGATATGTTCGGGATTAGATATGTAGGTAATATTTACGACAGCCCGGAGTTATTGAAATAAAACAACCATGAGTAAATACATGAATTGGGAACTCTACGATAAACCACCTGAGGGTTTCTCCATTGACAAGCATACTGGTTCTCCTTTGACCGGATACGACTTTTACACAAACGGGAAAAGCGTCTTAAACGGAGGAGTAAGAATTCTTGTAAAATCTCTGAATGTTCATGTTAACAACATAGCAGACAACCATCACCCCGTGAAAAAATTCATCCCCAATAACAAAGAACCCAAGCATGACCCGATGATTAACCGTGATGTGCGTCAACGGGTAAATGTCTTTGCACGCGAGAGGTTTAAAGTAAAGCTGCTACAAGAAATAGAATTTGATTTAATGGTGTGTCAACTCGAAGGCTGGAGCATGGGAAGCTACGTCAATGAGCTTAAGCAATTGATTGATGATGTTTATCGGAGAATGGTTAAGACAAAGAAAAGGAACACAGAGACTACCAGTAACCCAAAACTTGAATTTAAAGATGAATGAATTATATATACCTCCACAGCGATTAAACCGCAACCCTATTAACGGGCGGTTTTTAAAAGGAGGTATCCCTCATAACAAGGGAAAGAAATGGGATGATTACATCCCTTCGCATAAAAGGGAAAGTATGATTAAAGGATTAGCCTTAGGGAGAACGGGAAACCCTAATATAGCGGGCTGCAATGCAAAGAAAGTAGTAGCTATAAAAAGCGGACGGTTACAAGGTGTTTTCCAGTCCTCTAACGATGCGGAACGAAAGACCGGCATCTGTGCCCGTAATATCAGGAATTGCTGTTCCGGAAAGCGTAAACACGCTGGCGGCTATCAATGGTTTTGGGAAAGCGATAATAGTTGGTGTGAATTAGTTAACAAAAATATATGAGTAAACTATACAAAATAACTCTCTTCGGTAAATCATTCATTATAGGATGGTTCAGCCATGCGGACAAGTGGTATCATAAATTTAGTATAATAAAATAATGGATATAACAGAATTAAAAATCGGTGACCGGGTGAGAATAAAACTCCCGTCACCACAAGGAGAGAGACTTTCCATACCCATGCAGGTAATAGGGCTGCTTTCTAGTTTCAACAATCCAAGCCCTAAAGATACGGTATATCTTGACTTTGAAGGAAATGAGGGAGATATATGGGAAGAAGAAGTACAAAATTTAGTGTTTTCAGACAATGAAGAGAAGTCATGAGAAAAGCAGACAGAATAATCAGAGACAGACATTCCCGTATCCCGGACAAATACAAGAAGATTGACACTACGGTCAACGGGGATGTAGAAAGCCTTGCCGAACAACACAAGGAAGTGGAAAGAAGACTATTCCCTCTACGCCTTAACAAGACCACTGTTATTTACGTCACAAAAGACAAACAGAATGAAGCATATGCAGCGAAAGCACGTAAACGGATGGGGATAACAGAACCGAAGAAACCTTTTGTCGACCCACTTTCGGAAGAAAACATTACCAAGTTGTACAAGGAAGAAAAGATACCACCCCGCAGAATGGCTGAAATGTTGGATGTGAGTGTGAGGACAATATATCTAAGATTGGCTAAGTATGGACTTACAAAAGTTAAATGCAGATAATATGAAAGAGAATAATATTTTAAACAAAGAGATTTATACAGAGGCTATGATAGCAGCTTCTAAGGTTGATTTCCTTGAGAGCAAGGAAGAAGTTAAGATGTATGCCACTTCGTTGTATAACGCGATGATATGGGGTAGAAAAGTAAAATATTAAGTTTTTTATTTGGCGTTATAGAAATTAGAGGTATATTTGCAGCGTTACACATATTAAGAGGCGGACGGTTGTCTGCTTTATGCAGGCATTTTTTATGCTTGTAAGCTAACGCTGTATATTATAGCGGTCTGCAAACCCGTGTGGAGAGTTAATAGCCTCCCAACTGCCTCTTAGGTATGTGTAACGGCGGGTTAATTGCAGACCGTCTTCTTTCTGCAATGCCATAAAACGTTACAAAAATGGCAAATGAATTAGTTTTTAAAGGTCAAAATGACCAAGTGTTAACCAATAGTATTTTGGTTGCTGAAAAGTTTGGCAAAGAGCCAAACGATGTAGTAAGAGCAATAGATAATTTATTGCAAAACGCTGATAATGAATGTGACGCAAAAGTTCGGGACATGTTCGTGGAATATACAGAAGATGTTCCACAGCCCAATGGAGGGGTGAAATCCGCAAGACGATTTATAATGAACCGAGACGGGTTCACTCTTTTGGCAATGGGATTCACTGGTAAGAAAGCCCTAAAATTTAAATTGGAATACATCGCAGCATTCAACTCTATGGAAAACGCATTGAAACGGCATCTTTCTTCCGCACAGATGTTTGCAATGCAAGCGAACATAAACCTCGAATACGAGAAACGGATAGAGAATATAGAGAATGAGATTGCGGAAATAAAGAAAGAACGGGAAGAAAACGGGAAATTCTTATTGTCAGTGGCTATGTCTTCGGAAGAATTGCCGCAGCTGTCTATGCGTGACAACATCCGGCAGCTGGTAAACAAATACGCATCCGCCATGAATATAAGGCAGCAAGACGTATGGCACAAGATTTATGACCAGCTGTATTACCTATACCATATCTCCATACGGAACTACAAGAAAGCAAGACGAGACGAATCCAAACTTGAAATAGCGGAGAGAAATCATTTCCTTGATAAGATATACAACATCATATCCAATATGGTGAGAGAATCTAAAGCAGCCTAACCCTATTGCCAAGCCCTGCCCGTACCTATTCCGGGCGGGCTTTTACTAAAAGACTAAACAAATATTCATCATGGAAAGAAATACAATACCTGCTAAGAAGCAATACGACCTTAGCGCAATAGACGAATTATTCAAACATAGCATAACACCCGAAGAACTTAGAGGGGAGCTTATCGTACTGGTGTTTGATTACGCACAATACGTAGAGGAAGGTGTTACCGACTTGTTCAAATGTCACATGGGTACGCTATATGTGCTATATAAGGCTTTAGAGGATGTAAAAGAATTAGAGACACCAAGCTAATACCCTCACCAAAACAGCAAGCGGTATAGCCCAATGGAGAACCCGTTCAAAGCGTTCTAAACGTTCCATTGGATAACCCGGAAAAGGCGGCAATAGTCCATGTAAAGGACATTGTCCGCCAATTCAAGCAGTTCATCTATGTAATCCCTTTTTCGCATCACGTTCAAGTTTTCTACGTTGTTGGCGGTTTATACCATTTGCTATGGCAAGGCTGTTCAGCGTCTCTTTCTGTTCGGGAGAAAGCATGTTATATACTTCTTCCCGTGATTTGCCTGATAAAATGGCTTGTACTATTTTCCACATAAGCTACGTCTACAATGTTCACACAAAAATTTCTTCGCTACCGGGAACATCTTCTGTCCCACATATCCGCTAAGGTACTGCGCCTCTTCCCCGTATGGGTCGATGCCGAACGCCCGTGAGATATGCCGACATAGATGCCCTTTTTCATGGTCGAAAGAGTTTTGAAACTCTGCCGGGGAAGAAGTAAGGGCTATAACCATTACGGTTTGCCTGTTTTGGATATTGGAGTAAGTGATACCCGTATTCAGATTGCAGGAGCGCATGTTCTTATAGGCATTCACCAAATCCAGCCCCCTGCATCCAACCCGCCGAAGGTCGGCGATGATACGGTCGGTATAATAGCAGTCCACCGCATAATATACACGGACTTCCCAATCATAATCCGGTATGTAAAAATCCTGTATTATCATAGGCTACATCATCTGTTCCCACATGATAGGATTGCCGGAGCCTATGCAGTCGGCATAGAACCGAGTGAAAGGCATTCCATTGTAAGCGTCCACATCATCTATGTAATCCTTAATGAACAATGCGAGATGGGCTTCGTCAGTGATAGAACTTTTGTAGTAATCCGACTTCGCCATGTTTGCCACGTAAACACTGTCGTACCCTGCATCCTTCTCCAGGTTTACACTGTACTTTTTCAGAAGCTCCTCTACCTGCTCTTTGCTGATTGGCTCCAGCTTTTCTTCTTTACCCGTAGATTTATTTTCCATCTTCATGCGGGAAACAGCCCATAGGCACATCTTCTTGCTGAAATGCCATCCGTACTGGCTGAGATAGTCAGCCATTGCAGGCGGTATTCTGTCGTATGTATCTAATCTTTGTTTCATATTTTCCTGATTTTAAGTGATTGGCAAAAGAGGGGAATAATCCCCTCTCCATTACATGAACTCTCCGTTGGCGCGTCTGCGTCTGCGTTCGCCCATATCATCACCGTAAGGCTGTGAATCGCGGCGTTCGTTGTAAACCGGATATTCCGGGAAGTAACCCGGCATACGGCGTTCGCCCATATCTAAGCCGCCGCTATAGCTTCCACCGCGTGAACCACCGCTGTTACGATAGCCCATTTCACCGCCCTGCATCTCACGCATGGCTCTCTCGTAACCATGACGGCAACCCTCTCTATAGGCTTCTTCCATAGGATTACCGCCTCTCATACCGAAGTCACGGTCATATTCTCCGCGCCCTTCTTCCAATATTTCCCACATTCCCATATTATTTCTTTGTTTTAGATGTTTCAGCCACTCCGAGCTGTTCCATAAGCCGTTTGTTCAATTCCATAAGGTCGGACATGTTCTTGCTCATTTCTGCCATTTGCCCTTTCAGAGAGGATATTTCCTGTTCCTGACGTTGTTTCTCTGCAAATTCGGGGTTCAAGAGCGTCAGCATCTTATCACATCCCGCAATGACGGAATTGTGGAAGTCCATGCTGTTGATAATGTCTATGCTTTTCTGTTTCATAGAAGCGACCTCGTTGTTCATCGCATCACGAGAACATGACACTACGATATTACCGTTCTGTCCAAAGTCGGCTATATCCATGCCGGCAGGTAGATTTTGGAAAGTAGTGTTCTGCCCGTTGATACAGACAACGACATCCACAACCATTTCCATTTGGGGCAACTGTCCCATAGGGGGTGCCATAGGATATTTCGGCTTGGGAGCGGAAACGCTGACTACCGGACCGTATTCGATAAACGGGTTAGCATCCTTATGAAGTATATACAACTGGATATACGAACAAAGCATAAGATACCGTGTTGAAGATATTAAAGCCTCCAACGTGCGGTGTCTTATGCTTATCATGTTTTTATGTGGCAATATTAACGTGAAACGTTGGGGGCTTTCTTTTTACTCTAAGCCCCCGAAAGAGTGTCAGCTACAAGCCAACTTCTACATCGTTAATTTCTTTTTTACCATACAAATAGATTATAACTTATTCCTGCGCCTACGTACATGCCGCCCGGATACCCATACCCAGCCTGCAACCCTAATCCCCAACGCTTCTTCTTCGGTTTGATGGGAACCGGATGATAGATGTCATTTGTTACTGTCTGATAAACAGTTCTTGGATACACAGTCATACTATCCAGCCGTGGGGCTACATATCCGCTCACCACCGCACGATACAAGCTATCTTCATACACAACCCGTTTGCGATGAAGCAAGGTATCACCTATACGTACTGTGTCATTCGGCAATATCTGCCAAAAGACAGCTATCGGCGAGGAGATAAGAACCGTATCAAGTTTGACAACCGTCTGTATCTTCGTCTCGGTGCGAATTTCTGCCGGCAAAGGCTCGAACGGGCGGAACCACGCCACCACACAAGCGATGGCCAGCAATACAACTAATAGCCAGGGTAGTTTTTTCATAACCTCAACAAATAATGATTTACAACCATACCCGCACATATTGCGACAGCTCCACACAGCAAGTCTATTTTGTTCCACTTGCCGTTATAGTAGTGGCAACGGTCGCTGTTCTCTTTGATAAAGAGCATCAGCAGTGCAGTGCTGCCACCGAATACTATGGCGGTGGATAGATAGACCACCGCACCTAAGATGTTATTTCTCATATCTTATCCCAGTTTTGTTTCAGCCAGTTTATCTCTTCTTCGGTGAAGCTGCGGTCGGCGACTATGATGGCGCCGTGACAGCCAGTCCAAGTATTTCCAGCGGCATTATCGTTTTTATAAAAATATCTACCCCCTAAAATAAGAATGTCATTGCTTTCTTTTGTTCCAACATTGATAGAATTACCGTTATAAGACTGCTTTGTTTGATAAGTTATCCCTTTTTCCGGTATACCAATACTTGTTATACTTCCAAAACTAATTGTTGTAAAACTATTTAAAGATTTTAACTCTACGCTAAAAGCACCATTACTGGGGGCTTCCATATCGCCTAATGAGTTGGATATAAAAGCACTGTATTCTTCTTTCTCAAACCACGTCCTCTCCGCCATCACCGTGTAATCCGTTAATATAGGCATATCGTAAGCAACAGCGTACATCTTGCCGTCGTAGCAAAGCTGGTCGGGGTAGTCGGGGATTTGTTCAATTATAACTTCTGTATCATTATCATAGTTAGCAAAAAGCACAAAAGTTGTACTTGAACCTTGTGTACCATCTTTATAGCATTTAGGTACAGTATAATATCCATCATTTTTAATAAGAATATCTTTTTCAATTCCTTCTTCATTTCTATAAATAAATCTAACAACTTCTTTTCTTATACCAGTAACTTTTACAGTATAAGGCTCAATATCCTTAGTAAGTTTATTATATGCAATACCGAGATTCTTCTTATTATTAGACGTTAATCTACCAGTATATGAATTTATTACATCTCCATAATATGTAGTAAAGTCAACCTCATACACTCCCATCCCGCTATTCAGCTTACCCTTACCACCATACAAATAGGCGTGGTTGCCGTTGCCGCTAAGGTCTTTTAGGATTGATGTAGGGAGCTGCTCAATAGTGATATTACATGTACCTACAAAATTACATCCAAAGCCTACAAAATGAGATCTGTCTTCAATAGTATATATTCCGTCTTCTGTTATAGTATTAATGATTTGGTGTTGCCCATTAACATAATCGGTAATTAAAACTTCTTGATTATCAGTTATACCAATAATACGAACAGTTAAATTGGAATATGGTTCTTGAATATCTTCTACAATACTTAAACCTTTTAGAATACATTCTGTTATTATGAATTTATGTTGGCTAATAGTTGCAACTCCTCTTGCTTTTACATAATTCCAATTAGTAAAATCTTCTACATACGCCTCTATCACATCATAGTTAGTCATACCCTGCTTCTTCGGGTCATACCAAGCCTTGATGTGCTCTTTCATACCAGCAGGCCAGACAAGACCGCCACCACCCGAAGCGGACGGGAAACCGACAGACGGTATACCAATAGTAGGAATACCGATTGTCGGGATGCTGATGTTGGGGATAGTGATTGGGTTCATAGGCTATCCCTCTTTAATCATTTTGGCTTCCAATACTTCGGTAGCACTCTTGATTGTGACGTTTATGCCATTCGCTATCCCTGCGATGCGGAAAATCGTATTGGACGCACCGTTATATTGGGATGCGTTGGGATAAAGCGGAACAGGTTCCAAATCATCAATTCCTGCGAAAGCGGTCACCATTCCGCCCTTGTTCTTTATCTGTATGGTAACGGGATTGCCGTCACTGACAAACGTTGCGTAATACGCTGTTTTGCCTTCTTCTTGTTGAAATGATAAAACTTCTGCTGCCATGATGTTTACTTTTTAGAGTTATTCAAATAGTTCACAATTCCCTGCACATGCAAGTCCACTATTGCCCGCTTCCCCTCTTCCGATAATAAGAAGCCAACATCTTCCTTATTGTCTTGGAATAGGTTCTCTGTAAGGACTGCCGGGCACTTCGTGTGCTTCAAGATGTAGAACCCGCTTTCCTTATCAGGGTCGCCATCCGTCATATCCTTGCGTATCTTCATACCCGGCAAAAGTCGTTCGGCTGCCACATATAAGCTATCAGCTAATTTATCGGCTTTCGTCTGACCTGTCGAAGTCCACGCTTCCCAACCACGTGCCTGCATCCATTCAGAGCCGCTTCCCGCTGCATTACAGTGGATAGATACGAGGATTGTGTCACTTGCCTTGTATTCGTTCGCCCTACGGCAACGCTCCGATAAGGGAACGTCTATTTCCTCTTTGACGATACGTTCTGCGTCAACACCTTGTTTGCGCAATTCGGCTTCCAAACGTATGGCAATCTCACGGGCATACGCATACTCTTTCAATCTTCCGTCCGGTGAACACTTGCCCGGAGTGTTACTTCCGTGTCCGTTGTCAATCAATACTTTCATTCTGCGCGTCCTCCTTGAAATATTTGTCATAAACTAAACGAGCCACCCATCCGGCAACAACACCGACACCGAATGATACAACAGTAGTCAGGTTCACCCAAAACGGTGTGTAGTGCATGTACAGCATAACTTCCACGATGATAGCGATAACAATCGCTGCGATAATCAGTTTCTTTTTCATTTTGTTACTCCTTATCTTTAGTTATTATTTCACTCATATCTTCTTTCTCGACATCGAGCACTTTCTTTCCGAACAATCCCAACGCTTTCAGCAAGTTAAAATTATATCCCTTTGGCTTCAAGATATTGCTTATGATAGAGCAGAACTCTATGAAGCAGACAAACAAGCATGAATACACATCAATATTCCATTTATTGCCGGAAGCAATATTTATCATCACCACCATACAAACAAAGGCAAAGTATGTCACCATTTTACCCATAGTACGGCGCACAGCACTTGAAAACCGAAATTCTTCACCCAATAGCAGGCATTTCCTTATCCCGAACATCAAATCGCATACAACGACTGAAAATGTTACTATCAGCCACGGTATCATGTGTTCCAATGACTGTGCAATAAAACTGCTTACTATTACCGAGAAACCACCCGGTATGCTTTGGGTAATAATGTTATTCTTCATCTTATCGTTATTTGTCAATTATTCCTATCTTTGTGTCTCTTATCAAATAAGCTAACTACTGTCATTCCGTTTTGCTCGTGAGAGTAGGACGGGATTTTCATATCTTGCCGTAATAGCGGAACCACGCTCCCCATTTACGTTCTTTCAAGTAGTTCGGGTTGTCCTGGTTGAATTTGGCTTCCATTTCAAATGCGCTTGCACGGTAAGCATTTTTATTGACCTCTCCGTCCCCAATCTTGTTGTCTGTGAACAAGTGATACACGAAGCTTACAAACCATTCTGTCAAATAAATAATGTAGTAGAATAGCGGGATAAGGAGCAACCACCACGCACTGACATAGAACGCCAGCAATACAGACGGGATAGCCGCTATCTCCATACACTCGAAGAACTGTTTCTGATGTGTCCGTTCATGGCGTATGGTTGTTTCGGACAACTCTTTCAACTTCGTAAGGATGAAGCCGAAGAGCATGATTGTTGTGTAGTCGCCAAATAGGATAAGTTTGGCAAACCAGTTTTCATAAAATACTTTTACTCTCATAATCAAATAAGTTAAATTCAATTCTTATAATTACTTTCTTATATAATTATAGCTGTATAATTTACCATCAATTTTAAATTCAGTAAGCATCGTTGGAGTGCTCGTTTCGTTGGCAATATAACGAGGAGCACACAGACCTAATAGAACAGCATAATTACCGTAATTTGTGACAGAACCGTAAACATCAGGAACTACTTGCTCATTAAGAGGACAAACTTTAAAACCGCTATCTATTCCAGCTAATACAATTCTATATTCAAAACTTTCTATATATTTTGAAAAATATAGGGCTACTTGAAAATTTTGCGGGTCTCCAATATAAGGCAAATCAATGTATTCTTGAAGAGTAATTGGGTTTAAATCATTCTCACCAACACAAGGATAAGGATAGCCAGCATAAAAAATGGCATTGCCGATATTAAGCAAATCAATATTTTTATTTCCAACAGCAAGATTACTAATAGATGTAGCTCCAATTTTAACCATATCTAACTATCTCCATTTTTTAATATCAGGGTTTATATTTCCGCTCTAAATTCTTATCTCTCATATCAAGCATCTGTTATAGCATACATTGTTCCTTCATCCTTAGAGCTAATATCCTCGTACTCGGCAGCGGTTTTCTTGGTGAGGGTGGTGAGGTTGTCGGAAGCAACAAGGTCTTTAATAATTACTTCTTTAGAAACGTCTGTGACATCAATTTTACAATGTTTAATATAATCTAAATATGAGAATGTGAAACCAAGAAGGTATCTATTATTTTCACTACTAGCAAAATAAGCAAATACATTACCTAGCTCTATACAATTAGATGTTAAATTGAAAAGATGAAAGTGATATTTAGTATGACTATTTACAATATCAATTACTACCTCTTTAAAGTTATCAATACTACCAAATAAGGCACCAACTCTATCCTCTGCCTCTACTCCTTGTACATTAATATTACCAATGAAGTCATTTTTATCTACATTGATAACCTTACCATAACCGATATTATCCACATACTCCTTTGTTGCAGGCTGATAGTCCGAGGTTGGGGTGAAACTTTCACTGTTGGTTTTGGTGAGGACGTCGGAGTCTTTGACAAGAGAATGTTTCTTTTTTGAAGCAATTTCGGCTACACCATCCACAAGAGCTACAATCATGTATAAGAAATCAACATTAATGGAGGATTTTCCACTAATATCGAATAGAGACAACTTGAAATTGTTTTCATCTGTATAATTTACATGATAATCATCAAACACATAAGTATAATTCCCATTTTTATTTCCGCATACTATTATGCAATTATCGGAACGTAATTTGGCTATGGTAGCCCTTAACGCATCCAACCCGCCAAATACGCTAAGTATTTCAGAGGATTCAGAACCCGATGTTAAATTAAGCAATGCAGATGGAAAGTTGATAACATTTCCTCCCGCTATCTTCCCCTGACTTACCCATTCACCGTTCACCCATGCGTAGTAATCATAAGGGGCTTCCGTGCCTACAGCCATAAACCCGTCAACTGCCGAACCGTCGGGAACGGCAGATTTCAAGGCTTCAAGGGTGGCGTATTCGCCGGAGACACGGAAAGGAGCACCGGGATTACCGCGGGGAATGGCGAAGTTAATTTTGTATTTCGGATTGCCACCATCATCCGTACCATCGTCTGATACTGTAACTATAGCGGATACTCCGGCTTCAAGTGTAGTAACCGTGCCCATTGAAAACTGCGGTGTCTTGCCCGTGAAACCGATAGCGCCGGACATATCGACAAGGAACTCGTAATCACCGGCAGCCTTGACGTACAGTTTTGCATTGTCGGGGTCTTCAACATCCCCCGTGTTCACCAATGCAAAATCACCCTCTGCAATATCTGGATTCCCTTTGTCGGCTTCCATTTCAGTAACAGATACATACACTTTCTTTATGGAGAAAGCATCACCTTTGGTATAAATATCCGTCTTGTCGTATGCTTGGGCGGTCTTGTTCCATTTGTAGACATAATGGTCTGTTCCTATATAGGTAGGGTGTTCCGCAGTGTCATTGGCATTGGCTGCGGCCGTATTGGCAAGCGAGGCTTTTTCATTGGCGGTTACAGCGGCATTATTTGCGTTCCTGGTCGCTTCCTCTGATTTTTTAATTGCATTGACGACATCCTGATAAGCGGTCTGAATATCTTCCAAGCTAACCTTTACACTGGTCTTGATACCATCTATGATTTTGTAACCAATGGTATATAATCCCTTTAGGCTGTTGGCAAGGGGCAACTCTGATATTTTCTTCTTTCTTAATGGCATAGCTCTAATCTCCTAAATCAATAAAACATTCTTCATCTTCGGTCATTATAAACTCTCCTGCTTCCGAGGCAAGCAAATACTCGGTATCACCAAGTCGAAAGCTGGTGAACACAAGGGTCAAAGTGAACTCCCACCATATCCCGCCAAGAGGATTGAAGTGTTCTGTCTTACAGCTTTTGTAATAACACGGGTAGCTTTCAGACCATTCGTCAACATAAAACATACGCTCTGCGTCTTCATACTCGTATCCTTCGGCATCGGTCTTAGCGGATAGTCTGGTGAGGTCATACAAAAGAGCGTCACGGTTTCGCCAAAACGTATCAAAGTCCGGGGCGCGCATCAGACATTTAAGGTTCACATCTTTCGTCTGGAACTTCACGAACTGCCCGTCATAGATTGCCCCGTCCTGATATTTGAAGTTTTGAAGCAGGTTCTTCTTCACGGCAGGGGATTTGAGAATCTCTTGGTTGCTTCCCTTAAGCAGTATCACACCATAGGCGGATAAGTCCACATCGTCCAGCTCATAGCCCTTAGGCATGGTATATAGATTGACAGGCTCTTCGTAGACGTAATCGGCCGGACGGGGGAAGTCATGCGCAAAGACGAACTTCGACCGCTCGGAGCTGTTGAACATCTCAAAGCTGCTCTGTGAAGAAAGTCTCAACCGGAATGTACGTCCGAGTTGCGGGAAATTGAAGTCGTGGTATCCCATATCTGAGAGAAGGGCTACAAAGTCGTTGAACTTCCATTCATCGAAGAAGCCAAATTCAAGGGTGACATCCTTAGAATCCAAAGCAATAGCGGATAGGTCAAACTCTTTTCCGTCTTCTTCTGCCCAGTCATTGCTATCGGGAGTTTTGGAATTTGGAAATGCGACTAATTCGTTATAACTGCCCCATATAGAAATCATTCCGTAATCGGAAGCATCTTTGCCGTCTATGTAGAGTTGTCCTTTCATATTTTAATTCTTGCTAAGTTTCAAACCCTTAATCAACATCGTGTTTATATCGTTTTTCATAAAGACGATGGCGTTCTCGATAGCTTCCAACCTTGCCGTGTGGCTGTCTATATTCGACAGATGAGTAAGCGAGGCATCCCGCATGGAAAGAATGGACTGCATGGCCTTGTCTATGCTTGTCAGGCACGAGAGGTTGGCGGTATGACCGGCGATAGCATCTATGCCGGTAGCCATACGGTTGACATTCTCGTTGATGGAGTATGTATGCCCCTGCATGACAGCCAGCCGGCCGTTATTCTCATCCACCGAATCTTGCGATGCTGTGGCGATACCCTTCCGGGAGGCTTCACGGGTGGAACTTGCTTCTGACTCCCAGCCAAAAACCTGCATCAGTCTGTCGCGTTCGGCAAGCAGGCTGTTTGTAAGATTCTGTTGCATATTACGAAGTGCCTGCGCTTCATCGGAAGACAGACCGTCTTTTCCGTAATCCGCCCACGCATCATACAGTTCTTTGATTTTGTCCTTGTACTCATTGGCAATAAGTGATTGGAAGATGGCTTTCTGCAAATACTTCTCAAAATTATTTGCAAAGTCCTCGTTGGTACTGTCCAAATCAGAAAGCAAATCAGCATAACCGTTTTTAAACTCATCGAAGCCTATTCCAGTAATAGCCTCTTTTTCTTTTTGTGCAATCTCGGTAAGTTGTTCTCCATAATCTACAATATTCTGCAAATAAGTAACAAAATCCTTGTTGACGGTATCAAGTACAGAAACCAGTTTTTCATCGGAAAGTATCTTTTCTATCTGTTCGGAAGATAAATCCCACAACTGATATTCCGCTGTAATCTTTTGCCCGACTAAACCTGAAATTCGTTGATAGTCCTCCTTGGACAATCTGTCATTTATACGGTATCCCAATGAGTGGGAGCCGGCACTTGCCCCGCTGGATGCAAGCTGCTTGATTAGTTGCCTTTGTCTGCTTATCTGAATATTTACAAGCTGTTCGGCTTCTTCTGCCGCTTTTATCGCTTCCGTCCCATAGTCGATGTCGATGTAGTCCATCTTCTTGGTTATAAGCTCATCCCAAATGGATATCAATGTCTCATATTGGGCTTTCATGTTTTCGTAATCGGAATAGTCAGCACCGAACAACCCTTCAAACGCAGATACAACAGAAGAAATTCCACTGACTGCACTCATTGCACCTCCAACAATGTCACCGGACATGATTTGTCCGACACCAATGGCTGTAGTGCCTAATCCTCCTAAAGCATCGGTAACTCCTGTTATGGCGGAATCACTGACACCGAATATGTTGGCGATGTTAGAACCGAACTCACCCAATGCAGGAGCAAAAGACGTTACGGCATTTCCTATATCGGTGATGCCTTGACCGACTTTCTTGGAATCACTGCCACCCTTTTTTATGGCTTCTATCCCTTTCTCCAAGTCAGAGACGAAAGCCTGCCACGGTGATTTGCCTTTCAGCTCATCCTTTAGCCCCCTGATTGCATCCGTTACATCCTTTATGGAAATTTCACCCTTTTCTATCTTTTCAATGTCCTTATCGGTAAAGCCTATTCCTTTCAAATCGGCAATAGAAATATCTTTATCGGTACCGGACATGTATTCGATAAGGGCCTCGTACTTGTCTATGATGTCTTGAATAGCGGAAACGGATTTATTACTCGCATCCTCGAACAAATCAGCCATTGCACGGGTAGTTCTGCCATACTGTTCATCCAGTTGCTCTACAGCCTGATTCTTTTCGGCTACCTTGATGGCATATTCGGGGCTGTCTGATTGCAGCTTCGCTATCTCATCATCATACTTCTGAATAAGGTTCTTTCGTTTTTCCTGGTAGTTGCCGAACTCAATGAAATACTCCTGCCATGCTTTTTTGTCGGCTTCGAGCTTGGCTTTACTTGTTGAATCAATATCGCTTTCCCTTTTTTTAGCGGCATTGGAAGCCCATGTGCCAAGCTCCGCCTCTTGTTTGTCGGTCAGCTTTCCACCTTGCGCCGTTTTCCAATCCTTGCGCTGTTTTTTAATGGCATCCAGTTCTTTATAATAGTCCAAGTCAATCTGAGCCAGCTTCTTTTCTGTTCCGTCAGCCATGAGGTTGATTTCATCCTGCTGGTTCTTACGGCGGAGGGAAAGAAGCTGTTCGGCAAGCTGTTCTTGCTGTTTAAGTCGGTCGCCTTGTTGCTTATCGGCCTTACTTCCAGTTACGCCGCCAACGCTTTTATATTTCTTTTCAGCTTCATCTTTCTTTTCAGTGAGTTCCTTTAATTTCTTTTCATACTCGAATTCTGTCAGCTCGTTTTCGGTATTGAGAAAATTATCAAGCTCTTTCTTGGCATTCAAATAGTTATTCTTATATTTTTCAATCCATTCTTTGCCTGTGTTTTTTTCACTGGAGCGAGATGCTTGTTCAGTTTCAAGGGCATTCTTGATGGTTGAGAGTTGAGCTTTGGAAAACTCTCCGCCAAGTTCTGCAACTATGGCAATAGCATTATCTCCATCTTTTTCGAGTATACGCAGTGACATAGATATTTCTTCGATTGCAGAAGCAATATCTTCATCTTTTAAATCTTTTAATCCGCTTAAATAAGTTGTTGTATCATGTTGAGATACATTTATTTTCTGTTTATTGATAATATCATACTGAGCAGCTATAGCATCATCTATATCTTTGAAATCATAAGATGTCTGCCCTTTAGATTTTAAAAATAACATATGATTTAGCTTATCCGTTTGCTCTTTAAGCAACGCTTCATCATCTGCTTTTGCTCTTTTTTCATCCTCCCCGGCAATTAACTTCTTATACTTTGCAATCTCTTTCAGATACTCTGCTTCTGTAAGCATTTGAGGAAGAACATTCTTATATTCTTCTTTTAATGCTTGGAATGCAGCCATTCGCTTGCCTTCACTTTCGTTATTATCTTCGATGGTTTTGTTTAAATCTTGAATCTTATCTTTATATTCATCTTGCTTCTTTTTTATATCCTCTAATGCTTTATTGTAATCATCTGTAGCTTTTTCTGCTGCCGTTTCCATTGTTGCCAATTTATAGACAGCAAAACCTAGAGCTACAACAGCACTGCCAAGCAACATCAATGGGTTAGCCATCATCGTAGCCCGCAATCCTTTCATAATGGTTACAAGTTGCATCATTGCCAATTTCATGATATTCATTGAAGTTGTATTTGCATGGTTGGCAATGGTATTAGCTTGTGTTGTGGCTGTATTCAGTGCTTCCGAAGCGGATTTTTTCTTTGTTGCCGCATCATTCAATGCTTTTTGTGCAGAATTACGGGCAATAGCGGCAGATTGAAGTTCGACGCTCTTTTCTGCAAGCTCTGTGCGGTATGTATTGGCAAGCTCTGTATTCCCCAAATCTTCTGCACGTGCAATCCAATCATCCATTCCGTCAACGGCATCCTGCGCTGTCTGCAATCTTTTTTCTGCGGTGTTAAAGTTTAGAAGGGCATTGGCATACGCCTTTTCTGCCAATCCTTTTTCAGTTTCAAGGGATGATATTTTCAATGCAAGCTCTTCGCGAAGCATGGTAAGCTCAGCAGCTTTGCTTTCTGTAAGCTTTCCGCTTGCTACTGCTGCGGCAATATCGGCGTTATTGGATTGTTTCTTAACTTCAAGGAGAGTCTTTAATCCGTCTATTTCAGTATCAACTTTTAATGTTTGTTCTACACCATGCAGAGCGGCAGCGGTCATAACAGCAGCTTTATAGGTACCATAGGCAACGGCAGCGGATTCTATGGCAGTCACTACAGCTTCCCAATGTTCAACAAGATATGAAACGCCGGAAAGTCCGCTATTGATAATGCTTTCATTCTCTTTGCCTATTTTGTTAAACATGGTAGATATAGCATCTTCAATATTGCTTATCTGTCCGGTGATGGTTTTTGATTGCTCTTCCATTAGTCCACCGAATTTGCCACCTTTGTCAGTCATAGCTTCGATAGCTTTTTGCACTTCGGGGAAACCAACCTTTCCGGCTGTTACAAGTTCGCCAACCTTATCTTTAGTCACTCCGAACTGTTTGGCAAGCTCGTCTGCCAATGGAATACCACGTCCCATAAACTGGCGCAAGTCCTGGGTAAAGAGCCGCCCTTGCGTCATGGTAGTACCGTACAGCCAAACAAGGTCATTCAACGGGATGGAAAGTCCGGAAGCTATATCTCCGAGTCTGATTAAGGTTTCATTGACATCTTCTGCGGCAGTTCCGTAAGCGAGCAACTGCTTGGCGCCATTGGCAACACCTTGTAAGTCAAAAGGTGTTTTTGCAGCAGTATAAACCAATTGGGACATCAATGTATTTGCCTGCTCTTTGCTTCCAAGCATGGTATTAAAGGCAACTTCCAATTGCTGGAATTCACCACGTACTCGTGTAATATCACTAATGAGCTGCTTAGCTCCTAAACTGATACCGAATGCTGCTGCGGCAGTAGTCATACGTCCAAACATCTGCTCGATGCTCATACCGCTTTCTTCTATCTGTTTGGATGTGGTGCGTACTCCATTGCGCGTTTCTTCGAGTTTATGCAGAAAATTGGAGTTGTCTCCGGTTATGTCAAAGTGCAATCCTGCCATATGTCTTTTCGATTTATGAAGTGCCATGTAACATTACATGGATTATGTTCTGTTTTTCACCATTAAAAATTATAATGCTCGTAAATTTTCTGACAGACACCCGAGAAAATAGTCTTTTTTTAATCTTCAAGCATGCTTTTTATCAGTTCTCTATTCTTTGGGTCGTCTGCATTGATACGTTCTTTGGAGTCGAATATATTCAGCAGTTTCCTTTCGTCAGCTGTCAGATAAACCGTGGATATGGAGTCAGCCATTAACATTCTAAGATTGGTATAACTGATTCCCCAAACCACATAATTCATGGACCAGCCATAACGTTGGCAGGCGAAGTCTATTAACGTGCCGTAGACACTGTTGCCACCGAACGTGATACTTCCGCTATCTTTTTTGACGTCTGCAATACGTTTCCGTTCTTCACGTTCCTTGTCAATACCTAAATGCTTAATGTATAATTCGGCATCATCTCCGCTTAGTATGATTACAAACAAGGTGGCAAGTTCTTCCACGTCCAAGTTAGCTGCGAAGAATTCTTGCCTGCATATAATCTTGTCATTGTCAAAAATATCCGTCTTTTTATTGAACGTATAATAGGATAATATTCTGCAAACAAGCTCTTTCTTGGTGCTGCATAGCCTAAGGGCTTCCATGTAAGGGTTAGCAGCTATAATCTTATCATCCGCACCAAGCCCAGTAAACAATCTGGCGAGCAGGTATGTTTTGCCGAGGGTAGGAGGATATATGGAAAAATGCCGGTTACCAACAGTAAAGCCTATCGGCTTTTCCATAATAGCATCGGCTATACTCATTTCTATACGTTCTATATTTTCCATAACAAAAAAAAGGTTCATAGGGCAGGATGACGGATTCAAACCATCGCCACATATATAAATACGTATGCTTTCACTACACCAATCCTGCATGGTGCAGGTTTTACCACCAACCTGCAAAGGGCGTCTGATTCCACCTGCCACCACTTGTTTGAAAATCCATCAACCGGCAGCAGTGTACTTTGCTGCGACCTCAACGATTTCACCTTCTTTAATGGTGGTAGACGTTTGTGTAGGTTTGTATATCCCACTTACATCCTTATACTGGATGGTAACACTGCCTTTGGTTGCAAATACCTGCACTCCGCTTTTATGCCAGTCGTTTTCAGTGGATAGCTTCCACATGCCGGCTCCACCATCATCAGAGATGATTACTTTCAGGCTGCCGGCACCGCTAAAATTTACAACTTCGTGTTTTACCTGATTGCCGGTTGCCGGCTTCAGCACATCAAAGGTATATTTCCATTTCTTGCCGTTTTCGGTGTCGAAGGTTTCTTCCATGGACATAGTGGAGCGGTCAATGACAATACCTTCAACAGTAGGGTCTTCCGGCTGGAGTCTTACAGCATATTCACCGGAAATGATACCGTCAACATCATCAACAGGCTTCGCACGTCCCTTGCCGGCACGGAGTTCAAATTCAAAGGTATACGTGTTGGCTGTATATTTGACAGCCTCGTTCTCACCACCTTCTATTTTTGCTTCTCTCTTAGTACCTTTTGTAGGTGTTAACTTTGTTGAATTCTCAACCGGGGTAGGGATGTCAATCCAAGATGATGGAGCTTTTCCGCCATCACCTAACTTACCAATCTTAATAGTGGGTTTCCCCCATGATAGTTCCATACTTTATTCGTTATTTACTTTGTAAAACAATTTATTGTTTATGAGGTGTTCGTTTTTCCCGTTCACCTCAAGCACCCTTTGTTTATCAAGGGTGAAGCGGTAGCTTTCTCCACGCCCTGTTTCCAAAACCTGAATGGCGATTTTGCAGAGTTCCCTGCACCGCATATCATTCATTTCTGCTTCGCCATCACGAATGTTGTCCTTTACATAGATGTTTACATTTACAAAAGCTTCCTGCATCTGTCCGCTTCCATTGTCCAGGATTGATATGATTATATCTTCCTTGTTTGAGTTGGCGGGCCTTTTAGATGCTTTACAAAGTTTTCCGGTTACAGCCTTTTCCAAAGCAGACCCTTTGATGTGTTTGTAAATATCATCTTTTATATCAATATCAGACTTCATCATGGCGCAAGTTGGCTTTTAAGCTTACTCATCATTTCCGGCAGTTTCTTTCTTGCGAACAGTTCGGCGGATGCGAGGACATTTTTGCTTTCCATCGCTTCCACAAGTTCGGCATAATTCATTCCTGCAACAACGACAAGTACATATCCATTCGTGAATTTCCTGGCAATTTCTTCTGCAAACGTTTTGCCTTCCTTAACTCCATCGTTGCCTTGCTTTACTTGTGTAAAATCCGAGTAGCGGAGTATTTTCCCATTATGAGCGATAGCATAGCCAATTGAACTACGCAGGTTTCCAGAACGGTCTATCCAGCTTACTTCTTGCGGTCTGTCTCTGGCTTCAATCACACACAGTTCTCCGAGGTAGGAGAGTGCGTGGACAATCAGATTTTCAGTGCGCTTTTTTTCAGCATTGATAAAAGCGTTGATTTCGCTCATTGGTGTTGTCATCCTTATACCCATAACTTTGCGCAAAGTTGATAACGATGGAATCCTTTAACCTCACATTCTCTGACAATACCCCCAAGAAGAAACAGCCTCACTTTTTCTCCAATGGAAAACTCCCTGCAATCAGCGTCCAGACGGACAACAGAGGAATAGGTGCGAACGACACCGTCTTCAAACTGTCTTTGTTCGGCTTTCCCTGCCGGAACATTGCGACATGGTATATCACCTTCCCATTTGCTTTCGCCTTGATGGTAATCTCCGTTTCCGTCTTCATATCCAGGAGTGATGGTAAGGTACTGTAGTCTATTGGGTCTATCGTCAATAATCATGGTTGTTATCTTCCTATATAAACGGCGGGTTCTCCGACTATCCTCTCGCTTTCACCAATGGCATTGTAAATGCTATTTGCCAAAGAGAAGATTTTATCTTTTTCAGACTGGCTGAAAGAAATGTCACCTTCTGAAAAGTTCGGAGCTTGAATAAGACTGATAAGGCAATCTGCCACAGCCCCCTTAAAGGGTTTGCTGGTAAGAATTTCCGCTGTACAGTCATCATTGCCGTTAAGTTTCCTTTCAAGCAGACGGTTTTCAAAGAAGCCACTACTTAATTTGTAGTGGACTTCATCTTTTAACGCTTGCAGAATTGTTTTCATACGCTATTCGGACTTATGGGACTCTACAGCGGCTTTCAATGCTTCTTCCTCTTCGTCACTTAAGGCATTGACTTTCTCAATCAGTTTGGCATCGCTGATGTTGGAAGCAATGCGATCCTTGCTGATGGTTTTCAAAGCTGCAATAAATTCCGGTTTCTTATAGGTAGCCCCCCAGATGGTTATTTTCGCATCGCCACTGTCTTTGGACTCTGCTGCGGTGTCAACTTCTTGTGCTTCGGAGAAATCGTAAACATAAATCTGGTCAACATCCTCGATAATAGGGGCTACAAAAGCCTGACCGGAAGTTATCTCTCGCAAAGGGTTTGCGAGCGAGTATTTAGATATCAGCTTGAAGGTGTCTACAAGCTTGTAGATAACATTCTTGACGGGATTGGTCTGCTCTGCCAATCGCCCATAAACCAAAGTCCCGACAACTTCATTGCAGATGAAAATAAGTCTGTTGGCGTTCCAGGGTTTAATAGAACGCTTTTTGCCGTTCTCTTCAAAAATGACAGAGCGGTCAATGATTTTAAACGTGACGCCACCGTTATCATCTGCAAAGGCCTCGTTGAATTTGGCGCCGGTAGGGGTGGGGAGAACCGTATCCGGAGTGAATGATTGTCCGGTATAATTGGCTACAAGTTCTTTTGCTCCTTGCGTCTGTCTTAGTTTGTCGTAAGCGGATTTGGCAACGCAAATCTCGATGATTGAATTACCATCTGCATCAGCTTTGGCAATAACCCGTTTGATGTCCTCAAGAGAAATTTCATCTTTTGCGGTAGCGCCAAAGGTGTTTTCTCTCAAATAGTTGAAGTTCAAGCGCATTAGGGCATTAGGGGTATCCTCGTCCTTAATGGCTACATATCCGTTGGATAGAGCAAACAGGAAGTTGTATTCATTCCTTTCATCAATACCGACTGAGCAGGCGACAGCATCATTGGCCAGTTTGCCGGCGATGACTTTTGCATTACCACCCTGAGCTTCCATCACATTGATGTTATTAATGTCCGACTCTTTCAGGATTTTGGACATACCGATTTTAGGCAACTTTCCGTTGGCTGATGCAATGCTATCACGGCTTTTAACCGGCAGTTCGGAATCTACAGCCACGAAGTCAGCGGCCACATAGGTCGTATTGACAGAAGTGCTTTCCCATTTGTTGTCCGGAGAATATTCCGTACGCAACATGGCATTATCTCCCTTGTGAAGATAGGTGAGCTTTTTGTTTCTCTTGCCGTTTACTTTTTCGATTAACCGTTGCAGTTTAGGGAAGAATTTGGCAACGTATTTTTGAAATAATGACTCATTCATAAATTATACCTCCATTTTTAGTCGTGTTCAAAAACAAGTGTCGGAATAGCTGCTTTCAGAGCCGCTTTGATTGTATCCAAAGGATAAGGACCGGCAGCATCGTTTACCACTCCAGTGTGCATAATGGACACGAATGGCTCTTTTACCGATTTGGTTGCACAGCATACACCTGCATACTCATGTTTTTCTGGCAATGCCTCATAGGCATCTCCGTTGGAGTTTATCGGCATAGGCTTGTATATGTCGGATTCCGTATCACGAATAATCACATGCCCTGCACGGATAAACTCTCCTTTAAAATTGCTTACATCCAGAACTTTACCGCCCTTAATACCTGCTACGTATTTGCGGATAACAATCGGGTCATTTCCGAAACCGAAAGATTCAATAGTACCTACATCTACTGCTCCCATTTTTCATTTGGTTTTAAATGTTACAATAAATCAGCCATTTCGTCAATTTCATTATCATTGAATGGCTCTTCTTCTTTGGGCTTACCGTCACCGGCAGCAGGGGGAGTTCCCATAGTGGAAAGTCCGGCATCTGCGCGTTCCTGATTGTAAGCTTTCAAATCCTCTTCAACTTCGGAGTAGAATTCTTCGAACTCTTCATCGCTTTCAAAACTCATTTTAGAGAAACTTTTCAGAGTACGGGAGCCGAATGTGCCAGCGTTCTTAAGGAGAGCCTCAAGCTTCGCCTTTCGGGAAGTCGTGATTTTGTCTCCTTCCAATGCAGAAATTTTATCGGTCAGGGTTTCGATGGTCTGCATCATTCCCTTAGCCCATTCCGGTGCATTGTCATTCTTTCCTTTGTTTTTGGGATTTTTCTTGTTTGAACCCGTCTGACGATTGGTAGTATTCGATGACTCATCGTCATCGTCGTCATCGGTTTCGTCATCGTCGTCATTCTTCTTGCGGTTCTCCTCGATTACTCGATTTGCAAAAGACTGGCTGACTTGTAGATAGGGGAGAACCGCATCAATCGCTGTATCAATCTCTGCGTTTACATCCTCGTCGGAGGCATCATCTGCGGAAGTTAGATTGTCGGCAATCTTGGCGGCGACACTCATCAGTTCCTTCTTGTTGAACCCGAACGCCTTCACTTTCGGTTTCAATCTTAACAAAACTTGCTGTTTTCTGTCCATTGTAGAATGAATTTAAGTTACTAAAAAGAAATAGTCTGCGCAGCACACATGCCAGCAGACTATTCCGTAGAACTTAAAAACACTTTTAGAGCAATGAGTTTTTACGACAAGTTCCGTGGCATGTAGCTTCACATGCTTTGGATGCAAATATACTAATTTTATTTGAAAAACAAATAAACTAAAATATATTTTATCTCATTATCAGAACTATAATAAACCTTCATCGCAAAAAGAGAAAAACGAACCATCGGATATGATTACACTATCAACAAGTTTTATATCAAACAGCGAAAGTGCTTTCTTTAGTTTGTCGGTAATTAGTTTATCTTCCATTGATGGCTTCACATTGCCAGATGGATGGTTGTGAACGAAAAAGACACCAGCGCATAAGCTTTCTATCGCATACTTTGCTACTATTTTCGTGTCAACAACTGTTCCTGCAACTCCACCTTGAGATATTTTGGCATAACCGAGAACCTTGTTTGCTCTATTGATAAGCACAATGAATGAGCTTTCATATATAAGCAAATCATCGGAATAGAACTGCTTTGCGTAATCATACACATCACTGGAGGACATTATCTTATTTTGCTCAAACTCACATTTATTTGCGGATAGCTTGTATTCGACTACTTTCTTTACCATTGTTCTGTTAATTTAGATATTATCACCAGGTAACTTAACTCCTGCATTACGTAATGCAATTGTCATTTCTCCAATAAAACGGTTTAATTCATTGAACCTATAGGTTCTTTGAGGAACGCTCATTGCAACTTGGCATTGGATGCTGTCCAATCCGAAATGAACGGCTGAATTTACTATGTTTTTGATGAATGCCTTTTTCTGATTTTCTTTATTTGTCCTCATTGCTCTTATAATTGTTATACTTTGCTTTTCTTTTATATAGCTAAGATACTGATTTATAGCGATATATACAAATTTATAAAACTATTTATTTTCTGATTATCAGCGAGTTAAGCAAGATTTAACGGATAAAAAAAAGAGCGACTAATAAGCCGCTCAACAATGCAATAGAGAATAAAAACATCAATAAGATTCTATAACTCTATTCAGAAATTTAGTACGCAAAGATTTCTTTATAATCTTTTTCATGTCTGATGGTAGATATGTATATGCCTTATCAAAGATGTTATCTGGAACTCCGTAAAATGCTTCTGCCAGTCCTCCAGTAATACAGGCAATAGTATCACTATCTCCACCTATTGATACTGCATTTCGAATAGCATCTTCAAACCCGTTACTTTCATGAAAGCAGATTATTGCTTGAGGTACAGTTACCTGGCAACTTTCATCAAACTTATTGCATGAACGAATGAAAGCAACTGTTTGTGATAAGTCATATCCAAATGTAGATTCTAACCATTTTTTTACATCGTCTTTAGTGCGCCCAGTGCGCAATAAGAATATTGAACCTGCAATAGCTTGTGCGCCTTTGGTACCTTCTTTATGGTTATGAGTAACTTTTGCACTTTTTTCTGCCTCTTCAAGAACTTTGTCCAGCGAATTATAGTAGAATCCTATTTGGCTAACACGCATAGCGGAGCCGTTTCCATAGCTGTTATATGGTTGTGGGTTGTCGCTTCTCCACCATCTTTCAAAGGATACACCGTAAGAACCTTTGGGGGTAGGATATTTTCTACACCATTCAAGTAGTGCATCTTTATAATCTATCTTACAATAAATGGCATCAGCGATTGCAACAGTACAAATGGTATCATCAGTAAAGCTGCAATCTTTCGCAAACAGTTCAAAATCTTTCGTATGGATATTGTTAAATTCAAAACGAGAACCTACAATATCGCCTATTATTGCTCCAATCATACTGGTATTATTTATATATAAAGGTAAGAAAATTATTTGATTTGGCGAAATATAGCATCTTATATTTCCTCCATATAGATATATAAATTGCCGAATATCTTCTTATCTACAACTTTGATTTTTGTAATTTTAAACTTGGAAGATTTGTCGAACAATATTTCTTTTTCTTCCTGTATATCTGATATATATGATATATCAACTCCGTTTTTCCCCTCGATTTCAAAGATAATTTTATACTGCGCACCATCAGCGAAATCATCTGCAACAAGTTTATTGGCAGATGTTGACATAAAGCCATCCTCTATATAATCATCACCTTTCTTTAAAGACTTCAAATTGTCAAACATTGCTCTGTCGGCAGCAATGCCTCGATAACTTGTACCAACATACTTATCGGAAAGGCTGATATATTTGCTAATATCGCTAATTACAGATAAAGACTCGTTGTCAAGCTGCCTCCTTTGACCTCTTAAATATTGGTTTATTCTTGGATAGTACGAACCGGTATATTTAGTAACAGATGCGATATATTTATTTTTATCATCTTTCAAATAAGACGGATTATCTTTCAAGAAATATGGCAATGTCCCACGTTTCTTGGAATCATCAATCCTTTGCTGATTGGAGATAACCCATTTCTTGAAATTATCAGGCACATCTTTCACTCGGTTTACGCTATCAGAAGAAGCAACACTTCGTCCGTCCCAGGCCCAAAACTCCTCTTCTGTTTTAAGGATGGGGATTTTATAGCAACGACAGACCGGGTGCCACCCCTTCCATTCAAAATCTTTTGGGTACTTTCCTGCAAGTTGGTCACAAATGTCATAATACCGTCCTTTAGGAACTCCCTTGCAGTTATGGTTCCCGCTTAATTTTATCTCATATCCTACAACGAAATCCATCTGTCCCCAACGTTTGTTTTCAGCGGTGCGATAAGCCATGTTTATTTCCGATGCAGCAAGACGGAGTGAGCGGTATTCGCAATCGGCGGCTTTGCTGGCTGTGCCGAATTTCTCCTTGTAATCCTTTTGCAGACTGGGGAAATCAAGTAGGTATTTGGATATGCGTTTGCTAAGAGTTACTGCACTGTATCCTTTCTCTATGGCACACGAAATGGCATCTTCCAGTTCTTTCCTATAAATCATAGACTGGTTCCATAGCTTATCAGATACATTAAAGCCTTTGTCCTTGCGATTTTGAAAGGCTTTCAGAGCATCGGAGTTGGTTTGATATAGGACCTTGTATTTTCCCTTGTCAACAGTCGCATTGTAGGTTTTCAACACAGCGTTGGCAAATAAATTCTGCACCTCATTGCTATTCTTCCACTCCTCGCTTGTGCCATGATAAATAACTGCCCCAATGTCGTTTACAAAACGTCTTTGAATGTCGCTTATCCTCTTTTGGGTTTCCGGGTATTCTGAGAAAGAAAACGGTCTGTCTTTCAAGTCTATTTCCGAAATACCCAAGCTCTCAACCAGTTTAGCCGCTTCGAGATTGAGTGTGTCGTATATGGATTGCACGAGCGCAACATATTGGGCGAGCCGCTTGTTCAGTTCGCTGTACTTGTGTTTTTGGTTGGGAGTTTTAGGTTTTGACATTACTTCTTCTTGAATTTGTCACAATAGCTATGGTCAAGAAATTTGCTCCATTGATAAAAGGGGCACTTGCACATGAAATATTCTCCTTTCGAGTTCTTCTCGTGGTAATCGTATGCGTATTGGCAATCACGACAATGATATTTGGATTGAGGAATAACTTTCTTTGCCATTATTCCTCAATTCTATCTGGTGCAGGCATTTCCAACAGCCGGATAGCCTTAATCGTTTCTCTACCTTCCAATATTGCTTTACACAAGCGATGATAGCCATCAGCTATTTGTCCTACATCATCCAATATGATAGGATATTCAAGAGAGCATTCCCTCACACGCTTACATTGGAAGATAAAACTATGAAGCTGGTTACATTCAAAGGGTTCTGCTGTCAAATCTATATTCCATAGCGGCATATCCATAATAGAGTATTCTTTCGCTTTGGCGAAATCGTAGAGAGTTTGGGCGAACCAAACCTTATCACCTCTGTGATATTCACTTTCTGCAAAACTCATGTTATCTATTGGAACTTTCATCCTATACCTTCTTTATGTACACTTTGATTTCACCAGTAACATGAAGTTCGCCACCTACTTTTTCAACAGAATATTCAATCAGCCCTCTTTGACTGATAGAGTTTATGATTGATTGGCGTACTTCGGCTTTGATTTCCTTAATAAGCATTTCATCAGCTTTTCTATTAGACCAACCTTCATTAAGTTTCATCTTTTTCCGGTAATCCTTTATTTCTTTCTTGGTGCGATAAAAACGAATACCCAATTTCTTTGCTTCGTAGTTATCAACCCTTTCAATACTACTCAATCGTTCTTGTGGGTTGAGTTTTTCGGCTAACCCAATGAGCCATTTTGATATTTTTGTCTTCATGATTTTAAGTTTTAAGCCGACAGCGTAAACACCTGTCTACGCTGCCTTAACTTCTTCTACAACTTGGCAGATAAGCTATTGTATAATCTCCCAATCTTCGGCAAACACATCACTGATAGACGGAACCCATGAATCAGCACGACCGGTATTCTCGTTGTAGATAAGACACTGGCTTGTATAGTCAATAAATCCCTTACCTTTCAGAATAAGGTCTTTTGCCGATTGGGGAAGCGATTGCATCTTAGAGATGATGTCGCTTTCGATATGAGCTGGCACTTGTTTGAATACCATCAAACCTTTTCCGTTCCATCCACTTCTGCGGATAGCTCCACCTTGTTTCAGAATTTCTATTGCATCTCCAAATGACATCAGATGTAAAGGTGCTTCGGGTGATCCGTCAGCCCTACCTATGCGACATTCCAACACGTTAATATACCTGCTAATAATTCTATGTTGCAAACGAAGCAAATAGTTCTGATATGGCGGTAGCGGCAACCGAAATCAAAAAGGAAAGCACTCCAGTGCAACCACCAAAAAAGGAACGTCCTGCTATAGATAGAAACAGTGAAGAATACCGGCGAAACATAAAGAAGTGGAATGTCTTAAAATCCCGCGGATACATAGAGCAGGCTGTAAGGGAGTATATGAAATACACCGGAGCCGAACAGGGTGAAGCGACCGGATTTATAAACAACTTACAATAATTAGGTATGGATTTCAAAGATAACATTCTACAGCTTGTAGAAAGAATTGAAAAACAAAAAGACGCCATTCAAACAGAGGAAGCTACGAAAAACGCATTTATCATGCCAATGATAGTGGCTCTCGGATATGATGTGTTCAATCCGTTTGAGGTCGTTCCGGAAATGGATTGCGACCTCACAAAGCGTGGAGACAAGATAGACTATGCGATTATGAAAGACAACAAGCCGATACTTCTTATCGAGTGCAAGCATTGTTTACAGAAACTCGACCTGCATAGTACGCAGCTCTCCAAATATTATGCGGCCTCAAACGCACGCTTTGGAGTGCTAACCAATGGGATTGAATACAGATTCTACGCAGACCTGGATAAGACTAATATCATGGATGAAAAACCATTCTTGGTGGTGAATATGTTGGATTTGTCGGATTCAGACATTGAACAGATGAAGAAATTCCATAAATCATACTATAATGAATCCGAAATTCTAAGCACGGCACAAGAACTGCAAATAACCATACAGATAAAGGAAATTCTGATAAAAAATTTCCAGTCGCCAGGAGACGAATTTACGAGGTATTTCGTTCGCTGCCTGAATGACGGCAGGTCAAATCCTAAGCTGATAGAGCAATACCGACCGATAATCAAGAAGTCTATTGCATCCGTTATAGGGAATGTGATTTCTGATAGGCTGACTACTGCGATGCAGGTTGAAGAATCCCAACCAACACAACAAGAGTTGCCTGACGGAGTAGTAGCAATAGATGAAAGACGGGGTATCGTAACCACACAGGAAGAGATAGATGCATACAATATCGTCAAAGACATCTTGAAACAATATGTGGATGAATCACGTATTCAATATATTGATTTCAAGAATTATTTCGCTATCAATCTCAATGGCGTATTCTGGTGGTGGATTTGTAGACTGTCGTTAAAACCACATAGTAAACGAATAGGTATTCCAATCAATGGCTACGGCAGTTGTGAATGGATTAAACTTGAAAGTATTGAGGATATACGCAAGCATCAAGATAAGCTAAAGATTGGATTTGATGTGGCTTTAGCTGCATACGAATATGATAAAAACAAGAGTAATAATAAGTAATTATGAATAACATTACTACTATCAGACGCCAAAGTGTAATTCAGCAGAATTACATAGGGATATGCAGTAAATGTTCCTAAAAAACAAGAAAAGCGAAGTTCATCCGCTTTTCTGCACAATCTATTACTGACATGCAATACCTATATAATGACAATAGTCATTATTCCAACTTTCCAATATATGATACCTCATACGTTTTAGCGTCTATATGGTAATAGTATTTATTTAAAAACAATAGGTTTGTATGACAAATGATGTTCGTGCGATGAAGAACAAACTCGAGGAAAGTTCTAAGGAGATTGAATACTACACAAGGGAAATGAATGAGCACCTTTGAAAGATAGAAGAGAAACATTCGCCTTTATGATGATTATTTGCCTCTTTGTCTAATGGTACAACGAGGCTTTATCATATTTGGAACGCATTAAGGATACCGCCATTGGTGCACCCGTGAAAGGGCGTTTCATAGAATCATTATTCATCGGCCC